ATCAATTACAACATTAGCCCCGTTCTTCCCTCCATTTTTTCCACCGTTCTTCCCGTTCTTTCCGTTCTTCCCACCTTTCTTCCCACCGTTCTTCCCACCGTTCTTCCCACCTTACTTCCCGTTCTTCCCACCTTTCTTCCCACCTTACTTCCCTTACTTCCCATTCTTCCCACCGTTCTTCCCACCTTACTTCCCGTTCTTCCCACCTTTCTTCCCACCTTACTTTGCAGCAGGTCCAGCTTGTAACGTAGGCGGTGACTGTGGATCGTTCTGTTTCTACACTGATGCAACATATTATGTTTATACATACAACGCATCTTGTCAGTGTGTGCTTAGTGGTTACTACTTCTGCTAAAAGTAGAAATAAATAACAAGTAATATTTTTATATAAAACTATATATTTAAATATTTTCTAAATAGAAATTTAAGTTTTGTTATGCTATACTTAAATTAAAAAGGGGAAATAAATTAAATATATAATGTTAACAGAAAGCAACAGTAAGGGTATTTCGGATGTCTTTCATTCATTTATTCTTCCAGAAGATAAAGCTCCAGAAGGCCTAATTGACAGATGGAACTTGCTTTCAAAATCATCACCAATAAAAGTTAAAGTAATTTCTGGAAAAGAAAATCTTGCTATTTATTCTGTTTGGAATGAAGACTTAGAGAGTTTTACTATTTCAGAAAAATCTATATTGGGCACACTACAACCAACTAACAGGCTTGTTTATGTTTTTATGATTAATAATGTTGTTCTTGCTATGTTTGGTTCTCCAGAAAATGATAGAGATCCAGACCCAAAACTGATTGCAGCATTTTCTGACTTAATTTATATTATTGCTCTAAAAGATGATAGTTTAGTAGATGTAGGCTATACTTATGACGGAGAAAAATTTTTTGCACCAGAAAAATATTTAGGAGATCAATAAATGTCAAACGCTTGGGAAAAATGGAAAGAGTCTGTAGGTGAAACACGCCCATGGCATCTTCTTGTTGAAAATGCTAAAGAACCAGATACAGAAAAAGTTAAAAAAAGAATGGACATCTGCAACGCTTGTCCAGAATTAATAAAGCTTACCTCACAATGTAAAAAATGCGGATGCTTTATGAAAGCCAAAACTCAGCTACAAGCTGCTAAATGTCCACTAAGTAAGTGGTAGCCCTAGCCTTATTTTGCTTTAAATAGTAGTCTTATGCTATAATAAAGTTATACCATTTAAAGATAGGAAATATCATGAACACGTATGATGAAAATAATAATCATTGGTTTACTAAAGATAGATCAGAAACTGCATCAGCAAGAATTGCACGACTAATGCCTCAAAGTAATATATCTATTAGCAACCCAGGACTAGGGTTAAATATTTATCATAATGTTTTTTCAAAAGATGACTCAGAAAGATATATTGATACGCTTGAGCACAATCTTTCAGGGGATAAGAAATATAAATGGTCTGAAGCACAAGTAACAAACTCTACAGTTCCAATTAAAAAAGCAAGAGACGCTGTAGACTTTAAATATAAGCAAGAAAACCTTGGACCAAAAGATGAGCATAACGAAAGCCTCATTGATTTACACGAAGAAATCTATCAAAAATTAAAGATGTGTATAGATGACTATGCACAATATTGGGGTATAAATGTTGTTTATTATGAAGCATTTAACTTTGTGAAGTATGAAGGTGAAGGAACTCACTTCAACATTCATGCTGACCATGGCCCAGCCTACAACTGCACAGTATCTGCAGTAATATATATTAATGACGATTATGAAGGTGGAGAGATTAAATTCCCAAGATTAGATAATTTTATTCACACTCCTAAAGTTGGAGACATAGCAATTTTTCCTTCAAATTATATTTATGAGCATGCATCCTTGCCAATGAAATCAGGGACAAAGTATTGTGTTGTCATCATGACAGATATTAATGAATTGAGTCATTGATGAATAACTTGGCAATTTTTAGATCTTTTAGACCGTGGCTAAATAAAGATAGTATTTCTGTCCCTGCGCCAACACAAAAAGAAATTCCAGATTGGTATAAAGATGCGGACAGGTTTGCAAAAAATCCAATTAATAATGAATACTACAATGCACCAAAAGAAACATGTCCTTTCCCAAAAGAAGGAACGACAGATGACTATGGAAAGATCCCTACCTGGAAAGCATGTCCTGCAATTATGGATGCTTTTTCAACTGGGTATGTTTTTAAAACTCCTTGCGATTTAATATTTTCTAAAAATGCACAAGGTGTTATTGGTGTAAAGATTGAAGATAAAAGGTATCAGGATTTCTGTACTCAAAGACCTCCAATGCCACAGTTTGAGCATCCAGCAGGGCATTACAAGCATCATTTTGCTTGGAGCTCGGACTGGGGACTTGAACTTCCAGAAGGATATAGTGCACTGTTTATGACACCAATGAATAGATTTGATTTACCATTTTTAAATACAACAGGAATTGTTGATTCAGATAAAGTTCATCTACTTGGAAGTTTTCCATTTTTTATTGCGGAGGGCTGGGAAGGAACAATTCCAGCAGGCACTCCATATCTACAGGTCTTGCCATTTAAAAGAGAAAATTGGGAAAGCAAAGTAGAGATATTGGGGCAGTCTGAAATTTATGATAAAATGTTTAACAACATGAAGTTTTATAGACAGCCTGACGGCGGGGTATATAAAAATAAAGTTTGGTCAAGACGAGAATACAAATAGGAGAATAAAATGCAAACATGGACAGAGAAGGTAGACCTTGGCAATGGAATATATGTTTACAAGGGTGTAATTAAAAAAGAGATTGATGTAATAAAAAGACTTGAAGATAACCTTAAACCAGAAGGAGATACCACTGGATATAGTTGGCAACCTGCATATGTGGGCTACAAACAACTAATGCCAGACTATAGAGATTGTAATGACTTTAAGTTTAAGAAAACAGATATTGAAAACGATAAAAGTCAGATCAGCTTAAACCTTCAGTCGCTTTGGCAAGATCTTTATGATGTAAAGTCACCAGCAGTAGAAGATTATTGCAAGATGTATAATATTAATAATTTAAAATATTGGGAAGCTTTTAACTTTATTAAGTATGGCCAAGGCCAACACTTTATGGAGCACCATGATCATGGATTTTCTTATAACTGTACAGTTTCTTTAGTTTCATATCCAAATGATGATTATGAGGGTGGAGAACTTTTCTTTAGACTGCAAAATCTAAAGGTTAAAGCAGATGCTGGAGACTTGTTTATTTTCCCATCAAACTTTATGTACCCACATCAAGCAATGCCAGTAACCTCTGGAACTAAATACTCTATAGTTACAATGCTTGACTACAGTAAAAAGTTTCATACCCCAGAGATGTATAGCGCAGACGCAGACTAATGTTTAATATCTCGGTTGAAAAAACACAGGGAGCTTTGTTTGACATTCAACCTATGTCGATTAAAAGAGACTGGATGGATGCAACATCAGAGAATCATGCCTATAGATGTTTTCCAGTAACTCAGTCAAATGTGATTGGCTGGAGTCTTTCCTGTGTAGAAGATATTGAGTTTATTTGGGATGGAGTTAATGATCAGAGTTCAGATCACATTGAAATATTTAGTCCAGAAGGATCTTATTCTGGAAGAGGTCAATCCTCTATAAGCTTAAATACGGGTTTAGTTTTTAGAACAGACAAAGATGTTAGTATTTTTACTATCAATCCAGTAAATTATTTTAGTGATGAGTTTGAGACCATGTCATCTTTAATAAGCACATCTTTTTATGATAATCCTTTACCTTTAGCCATTAAAGCAAAGGTAGCAAACAAAAGGGTAGTCATTAAAGCGGGAACCCCAGTTGCCACAATAATTCCTATATCTTTGTCAAATTTAAATGGTACAGACATTAAAATTGTTAATTATGAAGATCAAGATAGAAAAAGACTAGAAGCAAATATGTCCTATGGGTCTGCTGCACAAGAAGTAAACTCTGCTGGCAAATGGACAGATTGGTACAGAGATGCTGTAAATGAAAAAAGAGAAACCCAGGGATCCCATGAGGTAAAAATATTAAAATTAGGTGTAACAGATAAAACGAAAGGTGATATAATATAAAAATGGAACAAAATAAAGATTCATATACAGTAGTTAAAAGAACACCATCTATAACTCCATCTGGCTGGTTTGGAGATAGCAAAGACATGATTGTTGAGCTAGAAAACTTTATGACCCCAGAAGAAATAGAGTTTCTTGAAAAAGCTGCTAAATCTTTAACAATTTGGGATGTAACCGAAAGTCATATGAATGAGAACGGAACAGTTACCTATGACTCTGATTATTGGAAAGATAGGGTTGCAACCACTCCATCTTTAGATAAAAATGACCCTACTATTGCACCAGTTATTGCTGGTTTATTTCAAAGACTAAAACCAATTGTTGAAGAATTTTATAAGGTAGAAGTTCATCCAACTGGAACAACTATTGTTAAATGGCTTCCTGGACAATTTCAAAATCCTCATGCAGATAAGGAGCTTCACGAAGGACCAGATGCTGGAACTCCTAATGATTTTCCAAACTATGATTTATCAAGCTTGTTTTATTTAAACGATGACTATGAAGGTGGAGAGCTATACTTCCCACTACAAGGGGTTCAGTTTAAACCTAAAAAGGGCGCTGCTTATTTTTTCCCAGGAGACAAAAACTATGTTCACGGGGTTACTGAAATTAAGAGCGGTTTAAGGTTTACATGTCCTTTCTTTTGGGAAATTAAAAAGCACACAGGAGAAAGGCAACCATGACTTATCCTTGGCCTAATAATCAACTTGAAGCAATAGAGATATATCCTCACATTCTTGTATATAAAAATCTCTTTAAAGATGTTTCAAAGTCTTACAAGGTCTTGACTGATTCTTTAATTGAAACAGAAGATCGTATTTTTAATCCTTGGACTACTTGGTCTGTTTTTGGAGATTACTTAAATCCAATAATTCCTTCTTTTTCTACTTCCGAAAAACATGGAAATTTTAAAAACGTAGAAACAACAACACAAACTCAAGAAGATCAAAAAAATTTAGGTATAGAATTACTAGAAAATTTTCACTTAGTTACACAAGACTATATTAAAAGATATAACATTGACGTAGATTTAGATGAAACCTCTATAGATGAGTATGGAAATGTTGTACCAACTTGGAAATGGACAGGTGGAACAATAGGAAAGTATCATGTAAGCAATGAAGATAGCAAAGTTGGCATGAACTATCATTCAGACTACATAAGAGAACAAGGTCACTATCCAGGATACAAATTTGTAATAACATGCACAACATACTTTAATGATGACTACGAGGGTGGAGAAGTTGATTTTGCCATGGGAGATAAGCTTGTTAAGTATAAGCCAGAAGCAGGAGACTTTTTAGTTTTTCCTTCAGGGCACCCAGATTACTTAACTGAAGAAGGAAAGCCGTATCTGCATGGAGTTTTGCCGTCATACAATAAAAATAAGTTTTTATCAAGAATGTACTGGCAAAAATACCAAAGAGGAACAGATGACTGGTATGAAAAAGAAAAAGAGTTTGGAAAAGAAGTTTGGGCTGGAATGCAAAAAAGTTTAGAAGATCAGTTTAGACTAGAACATCCTCAAAGAAATCACATAGAAAATGGAGTAAGATTACAATGAACCTAGAAAATAAAGTTAGGCTAACAAAAGACATAGTTGTTTATAAAAATTTTATAAGCAAAGAAGATTGTCAAAAGATGATTCAAGCTTTAGATGCACAGGCAGATAACGGGGCACTTTCTTGGATGCCTATTTCATTTTATGAATCATACTCCTCTGTCCTTCCACAAGACAATGATCAAGAGTTGCTTGATGCTGGACTATCTCCAACTATCTTTTCAGATATTGAAAAAACAATGCCAGAGGCAATTGCTTCAGTTCATGACTTAGATCCAAAAACAATCTCTAAGATTGGGTACCATACACAAAAGTGGGAGCCAGGAGCATACGCAAGAGTGCACTCAGATAATACAGATGCCAAAGGAAACTCAGGCGCATTTACAAGAAGTCGATATGCAGGCTTCTTATACCTAAATGATGATTTTGAGGGAGGGCTCCTCAAGTTTCCAGATCAAAGCCTAGAAATTAAACCAGAAGTTGGAATGCTTGCTGTTTTTGACGGGGGATTTAGTAACATGCACGAAGTATCCCTAATAGAAAGTGGAGTCAGATACACCATCGGATCTTTCTGGGATGATAGAGAAGAAGATGCTTATCCACAAGAACTAAGAGATGCATGGGCTGCAGAAATGAAAGAGACTAGAGCCAAGCAAGAAATTGAGAGAGCCGAATGGCAAGAACTCTTAAAAGAAGGCTGGAAGCTAGATGCTGATGGCAATAAGTATAAAGTTGAGGACTTAGACAAAGATGCCTAATTTCTTAAAAGATGCTTTAGAAAAAGATAATTTTCAAATTGAGGAAATTACTGATGATGTTTTATTAGTTAAAGATTTTTTATCTAAAGAAGAGCTAGACCAGTTTTTTAATATTATAGATTCTACTCCAAATGAAGATTGGTTTGTAGAATATCATGCTAATTTAAAAAACTTTTGTTTGCAAAAATTTGGAAGAGACGACGTAGATAATTTAGTTGCTGAAGGAAAATTTGAGATTACTCAAAATTGGCAAGATAAAAATTTAAATATAAAACATCATTTATTTCAAAGAGACCTCTTTGATAGATTAAATAATTTAGTTCAACAGTCTGACAATACAATAGAGCTAAGCGGTTTTGCAACTATTCAAAGGATGCAAGAGGGTGTTGAGTTAAAAGCTCACACAGATCAAGATACAGACCCATCAATTAGGTATGCTGCTATACTATATTTAAATGATGATTACATTGACGGAGAGTTGTTTTTTCCAAACAATGGTTTAGAGTTTAAGCCAAAGCCTGGATCAATGCTTATTTTTCCAGGAACTGCAGAGTATAATCATGGAGTAAAGCATGTAGGCCCTGGACCAATTAGATACGTTTTGGTTGGTTTTATCAAGGTTAAAAATTTTTACGATAACAATAAATACTAAAGGGAGAAACAAATGAATAAAGAACTACTAGATCCAAAGGTATACTACTATACTGACGCAATTGAAAATTTTGATACCTTTAAACAGGTTTGGAAAGAGCTAGACACTCTTGAACAGTATAATGAGTCAGGTGTAAATGTTTGGAACCCTTGGACATCTTCTAACGATAAAACTTTTATTTATGGAGAAACAAAGACATTTGATATAAACGCAATAAATAATCTTAGTGGAGAAGTAGCAGAAAAAAGTAAGTATATCTATGACGCTATTATGACTACAATGTATAATGTTTGTAAAGACTATGCCTCTTCTTTGGGAGATTTTGATGAGCCAAGACTTTTCCCAACATTTAACATTAAAAAATATAATACTGGAATGGCTATGGGAGCACACTTTGATCAACTCGATGGCGACAAGACATTGAGATATTCTTTGGTAATGTATTTAAACGATGACTGTGAAGGTGGAGAAATTTCTTTTCAGCTAAAAGATTATGATGGTGGATGGACAAGCACAGAGGGTTGGGTAAGTGGCGCTCCAGCAGTAGAGTTAGATTATGACCTTGCAGTTGAAAACAAAGCTATTAGTTTTGGTGTAAAACCTAAAGAAAATAGTGTTGTTATTTTTCCAGCATTTGCCCCATATTTTCACACGGCACACACAGTTAAATCTGGTGTAAAGTACATGGTTCCTGGACACTGGATTCATAATACTATGGATCTTAATCAAAGCCAGAGCATGTAATTGAAAACAGCAATTGTAACTGGAGCAAGTAAGGGTGTTGGATTAGCAACAGTTAAACGCTTGTCTGAAAATGGTTATAAAGTCATTGCTGTTTCAAGAAACCTTTCAAAAGTTTCTGAGCTAATATCTGATAATGTTGAAGTATATAGCCTAGATGTTACAGATTCTAAAGCAATAGAAGTGTTCTTTGAAAAATACAAAGACATTACTTTAGACCTTTTAGTTAATAATGCTGGAGGAGGGTCAGGCCCAACTCATATTATTAATGAGACTCCAGAAAACTTTAGAAAAGCTTATGATATAAATGTAACTGGCCCTATGTACCTATCTCAACTATTTGCTCCATGTATGGAAAAGTCAGAGTCTCCAACAATTATCTTTATTACTTCTTTTGGAGGAAAGGTACCATATCGTGGTGGAGGAAACTATACAAATGCGAAGAGAGGTGAACGTGGTCTTATTGATACAATGAGACTTGAGTTTCCTCAATTTGGGATTAAGATTACAGAAATCTGTCCAGCAACTATTGATACCCAAGAACAAAAACGGGATCAAGCATTAACCGCAGAAGATTTAGCAGAAGCAATTTACTGGGTAGGATCATTACCAAGTCATGTTAATATAAATGAAATTGAAATCTGTCATATTCACAGTAGCAAGTATAGTTAATTATTTTTTTATAACACTTTTGTTATATAAAAGTACTAACCATAAACAATAACTTTATAGATTGAAATCAAGCGTAGAATTGTTTTAAATTACCTGTTATACTTAGGAGTACTTTTAATTCTACAAAGTACTAATACAATAATAGAAAGGTGGCATACTTAAATGTCAGATGTTTTTTCATTTCGTTTATCAGAGGATTTTGTAACAAAATATAGTAATACTCCAGCACCGTTTGGATTTGCAGATGCGGGGGAGAACTCTTTAGGAGAAATTACTTTTATTCGTACCTATTCTCGTGTAAAAGAAGACGGAACAAAAGAACGTTGGCACGAAGTTTGTCGTCGTGTTATTGAAGGCATGTATTCAGTTCAAAAGAATCATGCTAAAGATAATCGTCTAGGCTGGAATGATAATAAAGCTCAGAAGTCTGCACAAGAAGCATTTCAAAGAATGTTTGAATTAAAGTGGACCCCTCCAGGTCGTGGTATGTGGACATTTGGAACAGCCATGACTATGGAAAAGAAAAACTCAGCAGCGCTGCAAAACTGTGCAATGGTTTCCACAAAAGACCTTGACAAGAATGATCCAGGGGCCTTGTTTGCTTGGGTTATGGATGCCTTAATGCTTGGTATTGGTGTAGGGTTTGACACAGTAGGACAAGAAAAGAATTTTTCTATTTATGCTCCAACAGAACCAGCAGTTGTCTTTGAAATTCCAGATACTCGTGAGGGTTGGGTAGAATCAGTACGTATACTGTTAAACTCTTACCTAAGATCAAATCAGCCTATTCAAAAGTTTAATTATGACCTCATCAGACCTCTAGGAGCACCAATTAAGGGCTTTGGAGGGGTCGCCAGCGGTCCAGCACCACTCATTGCATTACACGATAAGATCAATCACGTAATAGGCTCTAGAGCGGGAGAAATCCTAGATTCTCGTGCTATTACAGACATAGTTAACCTTATCGGAACATGTGTTGTTTCAGGAAACGTTCGTCGTTCTGCAACGCTAGCTTTGGGTGCTCCAGGAGATGAAGATTTTATTAATTTAAAAAACCCAGAAGTATTCCCAGAACGTAACTCCTATGATTCAGATAATCCAGGATGGGCATGGATGTCTAATAATTCTATTGCAGCAACAGTTGGAATGGATTATGAAAAATATACAGATTTAATTGTAAACAATGGAGAGCCAGGTTTTATTTGGCTTGATGTTGCTCGTAACTATGGTCGTCTTGCAGATCCTGCGGATGGAAAAGACTATCGTGTTATGGGCTTTAATCCTTGTGCGGAGCAGCCATTAGAATCATACGAACTTTGTACACTTGTAGAAGTGCACCTAAATCGTCATGATTCCAAGGAGGACTTCCTCAAGACATTAAAGTTTGCTTATCTTTATGGTAAGACTGTAACTCTTCTTCCAACACATTGGCAGCAAACAAACGGTATCATGCAACGTAACCGTCGTATTGGTACATCCCTTACTGGTATTGCATCATTTGCAGATCAAAATGGATTACCAATTGTGCGTGAGTGGATGGACGAAGGTTATAATAAGATACGTTATTATGATAAAAAATATTCAGAGTGGCTATGTGTTCGTGAATCAATTCGTGTAACAACCGTTAAACCATCGGGATCAGTTTCAATTCTTTCTGGTGCCACACCTGGGGTTCACTGGGGACCTGGAGGAAACTTCTTCCTTCGTGCTATTCGTTTTGGAAACACAGATCCAATGCTTCATTTGTTTAAAGCAGCAGGGTATAAAATTGAAGACGATCTAGTATCAGCAAACACATCAGTAGTTTATTTCCCAGTTAAGTCAGGTCATCCAAGATCTGAAAAAGATGTAACTCTATTTGAAAAGATAAACCTTGCTGCAACAGCCCAAAAGTATTGGTCTGACAATGGAGTCTCTGTAACTCTATCCTTTGACAAGGAAACAGAGTCAAAGCATGTTCCAACAGTTTTGCATATGTACGAGGGACAACTAAAAGCAGTATCATTCCTTCCAATGGGAAACCATACTTATCCACAACAGCCGTATACTCAGATCACAGAAGAAGAATACGACTACTATGTCGGCCGAATTGGTCATATTAACTTCTCTGCTATTTATGACGGGGTAGACAATCTTGAAGCACTTGGCGAAAGCTATTGCACTACAGACTACTGTGAGATTAAAATTAAATAGGTCTTCTGTGGTAAAATAGGTTAGGAGAACTATGACTAACCCATCTAACTTATATGCTGAAAAGATTTTTGCGGAACATCCATTGGCTTTGTGGGCATTGGATGACAAGGCTGATTATATCTCTTTAATTTCTGAACCTGAAAGAAATTTAACAAACTGGGAAATAGATAATGGATCTTTGGGAGTTTTGACAGATATTGTTAATGAACCATTTCCAACAAGTTATTTAGGTAAAATTATTGGCAATGTTCCAATATCTCAAACGGGGCAAGTTGTTGCTGTAAGCGATTATATTATTAACTTTACAGAACTTGATCAATCTTTAAAAACTTTTTCAGTTAGTGGATGGATATACCCCGAAAGCTCATTTATGGATGGTTTTGAGATTGGATATCAATATTATGATACAACTTCTTCGACTTTAGTTGAACATACAAAATCTTTTGACACATCAATATCTAATGCTTGGCAGTTTATTTCAGAAACATTTACTATTCCTTCTGAAGACACAGAGTTAAAAATTGTATTAAAGATAAACTATTTAGCTGGTTCAAACTCCACTGATGATTATCATTTTTTGGTAAATGGAATAACTTTAGGTCAGTGGAGTGAAGAGTTCAACTCTTCTTCTTTAGGTGTTGAGCCAGTCCAGGTACCATCTGGAATTTTAGGTTCCCAGACTTATTCTATTCCAGCAAGCTCTTATGGACTAGAAGAGTCTTTTGGATACTACCTTGTCAATGGTAATAAGCTTGCTGCCAAAAATGCGGGAGTCCCATTAGTATATGGTTCTAGCAATGTTACAAATATATATGAAAATTATGGACAACCATCTTTAATTATTCCAGGTAAAGGATTCTTAAACTCTTCTGGAAAATATAAAAATTATACGGCAGAAATGTGGTTAAGGATTGCTTCGGGCACACTTCTACCTAAAAAAATATTTGGAAACATTAGAGGCGATAATGGTTTATGGGTAAACGGACCCTTTATTATTTTAAAAATAGGAGATAATGTTGCATCTCATTTTGTTGGTGAATGGGACAGGCCAATGCTTATTCATATCAGAGTTGCAGAGAATAATGCCAGTCTGTTAATTAATGGTGACGAGGTAATATCTTTAAATTATATAACAGCAGATATTAATTTGCCAGACATGTATTCATCTATAGGTGGAGAAAACCTAAACAATGACTGGCTTGGTATATGGACATATGGAGATATTTCTCAGGTTCAGGTTGACTGTGTTGCAATATACCCATACAAAGTTTCTTCTGTTATGGCAAAAAGAAGGTTTGTTTATGGACAGGGGGTAGAGTTTCCAGAAAATATTAATAGTGCATATAGTGGAACTTCTGTAGCAATTGACTACTCTTTTGCTGACTATACAAATAATTATAACTACCCTAACATAGGTAGATGGTCACAAGCAAGCATAGACAATTTAGTCGTTCAAAATAATATATTGACTACTCCAGATTATCAGCTGCCAGATATTGTTTTTAATCAAAAGACAGAGACTAACTTTTATACTGACAATGCTTTGGCTCAAAATGAGTCCTCATTATTCTTTTCTTTAAAGCCAAACAGCACTTGGTCTTCAACAGATGGCTATCTATTGTTTAAAGATTTTAATTTTTTAAGAGAAGACATTAAGTGTTTTTATGGAGTATTTAAAGCAAAAACAGCAGCAGAGAATCAAACTTTGTTTTATGTTGACTCAGAAAACACTGAAAATTATTTTAAGGTTAGTCTAGATGGATCAAACATAGTCTATAAAATTAAATATAACGGCGCAGAGCAAACTTTTTACACAGCATTGGGATACAGCACTGGAGAAATTTTTACCGTTGGTCTAGATATAGATACGGCAATTTCTTATTTTGGTGGATCAGTAGCTTCATTCTTTAATAATAGAAGTGGTTTAAAATTTTATGTTGGTGGCTCAAAAGACTTAGAAAGCACCTTTGCTGGAAATATCTATAGTGTTGGATTTTGTACAGATAAAAATTATGAACAAATTAGACAAGTGTTTAATGAAGTTGGTTTGCCAGTAAATTATGAAGATGTTTTTAACTTGTACGGAGGCCCTACTGACCACGACGCAGGAGAAACTTATTTTGGATCTGAGGCATCTTACTGGAGTTTTATTTTAGATGGAGGGTCGCCATCTAGTTTTGCCGCCTACATTCTTAAAAAACATTTGGCAAGCTATACCCTAGCTCCGACAATGTATTTTGATAAATATTCTTTAGATATTAATGTTGATGGATCATGGAAAGACTACTTGCCTCTTAGTTATTTTGCTCAATACGTAACTGATGCCAAAGGAAACTCCTACTACGATCTTGATTTTATGCAGTTTAATATCTCATATCCAGAGCCGTCTATATTTGTTCAAGAAGAAACATCTGGATCGTGGACATACGCAGAACTTAAGGACGCTTTTTCTAATCCAATTCAAAGAACATACGAATCACTAGACAATCAATTATTTACAGGTTACGAGAGTTATGAAGATCTTAAAAATAAATCTTCAAAGTCATACTCTTATGACACTCAGGATTCTCCAATAAAAACATACATAAGTTTTGAGTATGTGCAAAATGGAGCAAATGCAATAGATCAATTTTTTACATATCAACAATCTGCACCTAAAGATGGCGTACTAGAGCCTGACAGTAATTGGATTAACACAAAATATGAAGTTGTAAATAATATGATTCTTTATCCACCAACAGGAGTTGATTTTAATGAACTAAAAGTTGTTTTTCATATTGATTTTAAGTGCAAGTCAATCTTAAAAAATAAAGTAAATATTAAAAGCCTTGAAGTTTGCTCTCAAGCTTTTAATGATATTTCTCCAAATCCAATAGGAACTAAATTTGGTTCTCAAATGTATCCATACAAAAAGTCTGGAATTTATTTTGACTATAAAAGTAAAAATCCTTTTACAATTTACAAAGGAAGCTCACCATATCTTTATTTAACTAGGCATAGCGGTATTGAGCTAAAAGGTACATACGATCCATTAATAAATAGAGGAATATCTATTCCCATTAATACTACAGTTGCTGCAGACTATAAGGTAATTGCACTTCAAGCATCAATTAGATACGACCAAGACTTTTTCCCATATGCTCCAACAGAAATATTTGAAGTAAAATCCAAAGAAACAACTATTAAATTTTTTATGGTAGCAAATGGGCCAGATGGAAAAAGAGCAAAAATCTATGCAGTTAATGCAAAAACAGGTGCTTTAGAAAATGGAATATTATTTTATTGGAATGGAAATGTAGTTAAAGAGCCAGTTATTACTGTTAGGGAGTGGGGATTCATAGGTATCTCGTTCTTACAGCCTCTTAATTTTTCAAGCACTTTGGGCTACGTAAGTGTTACTGGGCCAATAATTATTAATAATATTTCTTATTATCAATCAACAAGCTTACAAGAAGTTAGTAGCACATTCAATAGGCCTTGGTACAGGGTTAAAAATATTGGACTTCAGGTTGCAGAGTGGGATTTCTGGACTCCTTTTGTATGGAATAATGTCTTGATCTTAGCGTCAACAAGTTCTAGAGGAGTCCAACCCTCTACAATTTATAAAACTTATACTGGAACAAATAAGGTTATAGTCGGGGATGGTTACAGTAAAAAGCTTAGCTTTGGCTTGTACGAGTACGCATTTCATAAAGATATTTCTTGGCAAGCAACAACCCTTAATGCTATCTAATATGGTATACTTATGGTTATGAATATTGAAAATCAAAAGAAAAAGCGTAACCCAGCCCCTAAGATGAAGGGACAAGTTGGTGAGTCCAAGGTAAAAGTTATTGAAAAGCATTACGATTGGGGTCTTTATGTTTACAAAAAGGCTAGCGGTAAATGGTTTACAGACGGAAATGGCTCAGTTTTAAACATCCCCTCTATGAAGGGTGACCTTTCTAAAATTTCTGAACTCAAAACAGCAGCAAAGTATTATGGTGATGAAGGAGATGGAACGTGTGTATTTGTTCCAGGACTTACTAGAATTTCAGAAGAAGAATATTCTGAGCAAAAACAAAGAATGTCAGAAGGCTTAATTCCTTCTTTAAACGATCTTGGTGCAGTCCAGGCAGCAAAAGATACAATTGCAAAATATGGAAGTGATGACTAATGTCAGATACAAATGATTATGTAATTGGTGCAAGAATTGATAAGGCAATTGCAGCCGACGACACATTTGAAAAACAAGACCCATTCAATAAATCTTGGGATGATTTAAAAAACCTTAGCGGTTTAGATAATAACTTTAAACGTCGAAGCTCTCGTGTAGTCAAATCATTAGAAACAGATTTATCTAAAGTTGACGCATCACAAGGATATATTGATGCAGCTCGTGCTGTTAGCTCTGGTATTAACGGAGCACAATCAAAAGAGATAAATCCTGGATTAATTTATCGTAACGGCTACGGACTATTTGATGTAATTACTCCACCTTGGAATATGTATGAGCTCGCTAATTTTTACGATACTTCATTTGCCAATCATGCTGCTATTGACGCAAAGGTAGAGAACATCGTTGGTCTAGGATATGACTTTGAAGTATCTCCAAGAACAATGCTAAAGCTTGAGTCTTCTTCAGATGCAGCTTCAATAGATCGTGCAAGAAAGCGAATTGAAAGAGCAAAGATTGAAGTTAGAGACTGGTTAGAAAGTCTAAACAGCGATGACTCTTTTACAACATCTATGGAAAAGGTTGAGACAGATCTACAGGCAACGGGTAATGGTTACCTTGAAGTCGGCAGAACTGTAAAAGGAGAAATTGGCTATATTGGTCACATCCCTTCTACAACAGTTCGTGTTCGCAGACTGCGTGATGGTTTTGTTCAGGTAATTGCAAACAAGGTTGTCTACTTCCGTAACTTTGGAGCAACAAATCCAAACCCATTAGGTACTGACGCTAGACCAAATGAGATTATTCACTTTAAACAATACTCACCTCTAAATACTTTTTATGGTGTTCCAGATATTATTTCTGCTATAAATTCTTTATATGGTGATAGCCTTGCTTCTCAATACAACATTGACTACTTCCAAAACAAAGCTGTTCCAAGATATGTTGTTACTCTAAAAGGTGCAAAGCTTTCCTCAGATGCAGAAGACAAAATGTTTAGATTCCTTCAAACTGGACTTAAAGGTCAATCACATAGAACCCTTTACATTCCACTTCCAGGAGATTCAGAAACCAACAAGGTTGAGTTCAAAATGGAGCCAATTGAAAACGGCGTTCAAGAAGGATCATTTGAGAAGTATCGTAAACAAAACCGTGATGATATTCTAATAGCCCATCAAGTTCCTTTGTCTAAGTTAGGTGGCAGCGATGCTTCTGGCATTGCAGCAGCACTTTCTCAAGATAGAACATTTAAAGAGCAGGTAGCAAGACCAGCACAAGATAAATTAAACAAGATGATTAGCAAGATTATTCGTGAAAAAACAGATATCCTAGACTTTAAGTTTAACGAGCTTACTCTAACTGATGAGATTACACAGTCTCAAATTCTTGAGAGATATGTTAAGACTCAGATTATGGTTCCAAATGAGGCTCGTACAATTTTGGGTATGCCACAAAGAGATGGCGGAGATGAACCTTTAGAGATGAAGCCAGAACAAGCAGCAGATGCTACTGCCAATAGAGCAAGAGATTCACAAAGAACTAATAATAATTCTGACAGCCCGTCAACTGTTGCTGGAAGAAATCCAAAAGGCGAAGGCCGTAAATTTGATGAATAAGCATGGTTTTTAAATAAACGAATAAAAAGGGATTATAATATAATAGTGAATAGTATATCAAAAGCCCACTGGGATACAGATGGGGAAAATGTTCGTCTATCAATGCCGCTTACTAAGGTCGATAAAGAACGACGTATTGTTTCAGGCTTTGCATCATTAGATAATGTAGATAAACAAGATGACATTGTAACAGCAGAAGCGTCAATGGATGCCTTTGCAAAGTTTCGTGGGAACATTAGAGAAATGCATCAACCTTTAGCAGTAGGCAAAATGGTATCTTTTAAATCAGATAAGTACTTTGATCCAGAAACAAAGAAATTCTATAATGGAGTTTTTGTCTCTGCCTATGTTTCTAAGGGTGCACAAGATACTTGGGAAAAAGTTCTTGACGGAACCCTTGCTGGATTTTCAATTGGCGGAAAAATGAATAAGTGGGATGACGCATATGATGAGAAAGCAGATAAGACCATTAGAGTTATTAAGCAATATGATTTAGTAGAGTTGAGTCTTGTTGATTCCCCTGCTAATCAATTTGCAAACATTGTATCTGTTGAAAAAGTAGATGGCGTAGATATTATTAAAGGCGATGAAACATTACTTGAGAATGTGTTTTGGGACAAAGAGTCTGGCCTTGTAATGGTTTCAGAAAATGAATCTGAGACAAGCCCAGTCAATGGCAATGAGATGTCAAATATAGGTTTCGTTGAAAAAACGGATAACGAAAAAACAAACATGATAAAGTTCTTAGTTGATAGTGCTAAAGGCATTAATACTTCTAAGATTAACAAGGAGGCAAATCCTATGGCAAAAACAACAAAAAATGTAGCAGATGAGATTGTATCAAAATCAGAAGCTACAGTTGAAGCAGTAGAGGTCGCTCCAGAGGCAGAAGCAGTAGAAACAGCACCAGCAGAAGAAACAACAGACAAGGCTGATAAAAAGCCAATGACTGATGAAGAAAATGCTGCAGAAGATTCAAAAGATTCAACAGAAAAGGCTGCAAAGCCAATGACTGATGAAGAAGAATCAGCTGCGATGGCTGCTGCAGAAACTCCAGCAGATGAAGATGCAGAGGCTAAGAAAAAGCCTATGGCACCTAAGTCAGACGAAGTTACTGCAGAGGCAGACAACACTGTCGATCTTAACCAAGCCTTTAGCGATCTAGCATCAACAGTAAAATCTTTACAAGCAGAAGTAGAACTTCTTAAGTCTTCAAAGGTAGATGTAGATGAAGTAAAAAACTCATTTGAAGCGGTAGCAAAAGATATTGCAGCAGCATCAAATGTATTCAATGAATTTGGTAAGAGAGTAGATGCTGTAGAAGCAGATACTGCTTTCCGAAAGTCTGGCGATCTCGGCGAGATAGTACAGAATCAACCTGAAACGGTTGAAAAATCCCTATGGGGCGGTAGTTTCCTCAAAACAGCCGACTTATTCAATTAAAAATCGATAAGTAAAAATCACTAGGAGGTGACAATATGTCGGAACAAAATATAGAAAAGAACCAGCCAGGTACTTCAGGTAACATTGGCGGAACAGCACCAGGACTCTATCAGGGTCAGGGAGCATTTGCATCAGGTTCAGATGCAGCAGTTAACACACCAGGTAACTATACTAATGGTGGCGAATTGGGAAATATCCCAACAGCACTATCAGGTATTACATCAGGTGCCAACGCAGTAAACCCTTCAGGTGAGGCTGGATCAGGTATCCTACGCCCAGAGCAAGCACGTCGTTTTATTGACTACGTGTGGGATGCAACCATTCTCGCCCAAGATGGCCGTCGTGTTACTATGAGAGCCAACACAATGGAACTCGAAAAGGTAAACGTCGGAGAGCGTGTAATTCGTTCTGCAACACAATCACTCGGAGAGTACACAAACGCTGGAGCAACTTTCACAAAGGTTGAATTGACTACAAAGAAGATTCGTCTTGACTGGGAAGTAACTTCAGAAGCACTAGAAGATAACATCGAAGGTGCAGCACTTGAAGATCACATCGTTCGTCTTATGACAAACGCATTCGGTAATGACATTGAAGACCTTGCCATTAATGGTGTAGGTTCAGGCAACGATGCTTTCCTTGGAATTATGGAAGGCTTTGTTAATAAGGTCAAAACAGAGGGTGATGCTCATGAGTCAGTTGTAACAGTCGCTAATAACGCTTGGACAACAGATGTAATGCAGAACATCATTCTTGCAATGCCACGCAAGTATCGTGCTATCAAGTCTAACTTGAAGTTCTATGCTGGTACAGATGCATTCCAGGGAATCGTTAAGAATAACGGTACCCTAGCAGACGCAGTCGCTGAAGCATTTGCTTCACGGGCTGGCGGAACTCCAACTAATCGTCAAGCATACCTTGATGGTGGAGCACAGACATTCGGCGGAGCACGTACAACACGTGTTCTCGGAATTGACGTACAAGAAGTTCCTTACTACCCTGCAGGATATATCGACTTGACATTCCCACAGAACCGTGTATGGGGATTCCAGCGTGACATCACAGTTAACCGTGAATACAAGCCAAAGAAGGACACTGTAGAATACACAGTCTTCGTTCGCTTCGGTATTACATGGGAAGAGCAAGATGCTATCGCATTCGCTGATGCTGCATCAGATTCATAATCTGTAAACAGTAAAATTTTAGGGGGAGTAGGAGTTAATTCTCTTACTCCCCTTATTAACTTATAATGATATAATACTATTTAGGAGGAAATAATGGAAAATATAAATGAAAACTCAACTGTAGAAGAAAATATTGAAACTCCAGTTGTTGAAGAAACACCAGAGGTTGTTGAAACCCCTGTAGTAGAAGAGCCAGTAGTTGAAGCACCAGTTGCAGAAGAATCAGTTATTGAGCAAGCACCAACAGCAATTGATACATCAGATTTTGAGAAATCAACTTCTGAGGTACAAGCAGTTGGTCAAGTAGATAATGGTGCAATTGGAGTTACAGTAGCACCAGTAGCACCTAAGCAATCTAAGAAGTCAAAGATGGATGCAGAAGAAAAAGTTGCTATTCGATCAACAAAAAATGTTTCTTGGTCAGAAGTTGGTAAAGTCTATGTTGGTATCAACATTGTTCCAGCATCTGCAGCTGAAAAATGGCTAACTAGATCACACATTTCACTTGCTACACCAGAAGAAGTTGCCAAGGAATTTGGTAAGTAATTCATGGAGGTCATGAGAGTTCCACCTTATCCTATTACAACAACTTGGACATTACCTATACCAAATTATACGTATATCCAATATGTTGAGGATCTGGTGGATCACTCAGTAGTAGAAACAGAAGTAACGTCAGATGTAAATGGAGTAGTTTTATATGAACTACCCTTAGAAAAAGTACAATATGACAGAAAATTTTACATTAAATTTTATGACACAGAACATATTCATACACTTTATGAAGAAAATTTAGATATTATTAGACCGTACGTAAATGCTACCAAGATGGCTACAACTGCCTCTGAGGTTGCAGAGTATAGAATGCAAGAACTTCTTGCTAGAGCAGTAATTGATACAATTATTCCAAATGGTTTTTATAATCATAAGCAAGTTATTCAAGCAGTAGGACAAGGAACAGACTATTTTCCAGTATGGCATGACACAAATAAAGTTTTAAAAGTATATGAAAATAATATTCTTGTATATGATATAGAAACCCCCGAAACAAATATTTATAATTATATTATTACTCTAGACAATTCTGCAATTCAAAGAGTTGTTTTAGATGCCTATAATCGTTCAGAACAATCTCCGCCAAACATTCCAGTTGCAAGAGGAGATCTTGGATATTATGGATATGAATCAGTTGGATTTCCAGCGGGATATGATTACACCTTTATTGTAGATAGTGGATATAAAACAATCCCATCTGATGTAGAGATTGCAACAAAAGCATTAATTGAAGATATTAGTTGTGGTAAATTAGACTATTATAAAAGATATGTAACTGCCTACAATACAGATCAGTTTAGAATTCAGTTTGATAAATCAGTTCTTAATGGAACTGGAAATATGCTAGTAGATAAGATATTAGATAAGTATGCAAATACTATTCTTAAACCAGGGATAATCTAATGATATGCGAAGCAACGGACTATATATTTCCAATGCAAGCAGATATATACTATCCAATTGTAGAACAAGGCGCATATGGTAATGTTAAAAAACAATGGATATTAGATAAAACAATTGCAGGAAGTTTTGCTTCAGCTGGGTCAGCATTTAAAGAAGAAGTCATCCCCAATGTAAATATTACTCAAGAATCTTTATTGCTTGGAAGAGTTAAAAGTGATCTTAGGATTTCAAGTAGGGATTCAAGAAATTCAGTAACAAACATACTTGTTACAAATATACGTGATAAAAATTGTAACGAAATATACAATGAGACCTCTGGTCCAAGATCTGGAAAGCCAACTATCTTTGAAGTAGCAACCGTAGAGCCTTTTGTAGGTCCATTTGGTGGAGTAGAGTACTATAAAATTGTTATACGCCGTTCCGAGAATCAGGCGGTAGATATATGAGATTACAAGTAAATGATAAAAAATTTATTAAAGATATGAACAATATTTTAGAATACTCGTTTGGTTTTTTAGAGGGTGTTCAAAGGGGAAAGGCTTCTCTATATAAAAATCTTGGTCCACAAATAGCTGAGCTGGCTTCAGAGTTTATTGATGCAAACGCAAGAATGAGTCCACAAGGCTTGCATCACGTATATGAGTGGTATAACACAGGAAGCCCCAATGCAAGACTGTTTGATATTGATTATGCAATTACTGGAGCTGGCCTAACATTTAGCAGCAAATTTAAGCAATCTCAATCTATTAAAGATGGATCTAAGGTTCCTTTTTATAACAAAGCAGCTATTATGGAAAGCGGAGTTTCAATAACCATAAAGCCTAAGAGAGCAGATGCATTAAGGTTTGAGGTTGATGGAGACATTGTCTACACTAAGTCAGAGGTTGTGGTTGATAATCCTGGAGGAAACACATCTGGCCAATTTGAAAATGTAGTAGATTTATTTTTTAGTTCATACTTTAAGCAGACATTTTTTAGAGTAACTGGATTAGATAAACATTTTAAGAATCCATCAGTTTATAAGAAAAATTTAAAAAATGGAAAAACTCAGGGCCGTTCAGCTGGAATTAAAACAGGATTTCAGTGGGTAGCTTCTGCGGGGATAGGTGCATAATGGCAAATAATGATTTACTAAACACACCAGTACTATGGATTAACAAGTACTTACAGGACAAGATACAGATACTTACTGATATAGAAACACCCTTTTTCCCATCAACACCATCAACTATTAATGATCTAACTCAATATTTCCCTGACGGTGGAGTTATGGCCACTTGGGATAGGTTAATCAAGATGAACAAGAAGGGTTTTCCGCATGTAAAGTGCGAGCAACTACTTTATTATTTTTATGCTACAGCAGAAAACAATGTTTTAAATATGGTTAAAATTCAAGAGGCAGTCTTGAGGTTAATGGATAGATTTGATGAAACAGCAGAAGAAATTAACGCATGGTGTGCAAATAGACAGATACAGTTAGACGATGGATCCGTCATAGATAACATGTTCTATTTCCATAACTTTAAGGTATATCAACTGGAAGAAACCAGAGACATCATTGATTTTGGAACAGCTCGTACATATGGGGGAAATAAGATAATCATTGATTTTGATTATCACCAAATGCCAGATTTAATTAACACAGAAGGACCCGAAAGCCGTTTGGCTACTAAAATAATTATATAAAACCCGTGTTATACTTTATATGAGGAAACACGCCCACAATTTAATACAATCGAAAGAGGTGGAAAATTATGGCATATTCAAGAGGCGACAGTACTAACATTATCGTTGGTGCAGCAGCACTTTTTACATACAATGACGGCATTCTAACAGATGCTGATCTTCCAGCGTATGCAGATGGAAAATCTTTTAAGGATTCTCTATCTGGTTATTCAGGCCAACTATCGGGAGATGCTACAAAAGCAGCAAACTTCCGTAACGTTGGTTACACAATGAATGGTTTGGAAATTCAATTCCAGCCAGATTTCGGCGAAGTTGCCGTAGATCAGGTTCTTGACGTAGCAAAGTTGTTCAAGCAAGGTATGCAGGTTAACCTAAATACCACATTTGCTGAGTCAACATTAGAAAATCTTTTGTTTGCAATCGCAGGCAAGGGTGACGAATCAGCTAACCCAGATCTAACAACAGTTTCAGGAAATCCAACGCTTAACCTTTCAGCAGGAGACATCGGAGAATGTCCAGTTGAGCGTGGTTTGGTAGCAGTAGGTCCAGGTACAGGCGACTGTGCTATTGGTTCAGAGTTGGAAAGAATTTATGTTGCATACCGTGCACTCTCAATTGAGAATGTTTCAGTATCAGCAAAGCGTGATGAAGCAACAATGTTTGAAGTTTCATTCCGTCTACTTCCAAATGATGATGCATCATACGGTAAAATCGTAGACCGCACTATCCCAGCAGTATCATAATACAACTTAATAATACAGGGTTGCCCTTCATCTTCGGATGCGGGGCAATTTTGTTTTTGGTATACTGTATTAATGGCTACAAAAATATACGATAGTGAAAAAATAACCTTGGTAGATGGATCCACTGTATACCTAACACCTCTTAAAGTTAAATATTTAAGGGAATTCATGGTAGCTTTTGAAAATGTAAAAACTTCAAGTAACGATTCCGAGGCAATAGAGTGGCTAGTTGAGTGCGCCAGAATTAGTATGCAGCAGTATATGCCAAGCATTAAAACAGTTGAACAACTAGAAGATGTTATAAACATGCCAAACATCTACAAGATTATTGAGATAGCTGCAGGAATTAAAATAAATGAAAAGTCAGAGGAACCAGTAAAAACACAAGCAGTAGAAGGTGGATCTTCATGGGATAACCTTGACTTAGCAGCATTAGAGTCAGAACTATTTTTGCTTGGAATATGGAAAGACTACGAAGAGCTTGAAACCTCATTGTCTATGCCAGAGATCACTGCTACATTAAACATTAAACGAGATAGCGAATATAACGATAAGAAGTTTCTTGCAGCTATGCAAGGGGTAGACTTAGATAAACAAAGTGGTAGGTCAAATACTAATGCTTGGGAAGATTTAAAGGCTAGGGTCTATAGCAATGGTCAAGCAAACGGTGCAAAAGATGTCTTGGCATTGCAAGGAGCAAATGCTCAAAAAGCTGGCTTTGGAATTGGAATGGGCCTAAGTTACGAAAAAATTGACTAAAGCAAAGACACGCCTATGGTATAATTAATTTACTAACATAGGAGGATTTACATGGCAAACAAGCCACTAGAACCAAATCAAATCTCATTTCTTGACGGCACAGTTATTACAGCACAACCATTAAAAATTTCACTACTAAGACCATTTATGAAAAAGTTTCAAGAACTTCCAAATGTAAATGATGATAACGATAAGTCAATTGATATTTTGCTTGAGTGCGTACAAATCGCAATGAAGCAGTATAAGCCAGAGTTGGCAGTAGACAGAGCAGCATTAGAAGATCAACTAGATCTACCAACAGTATATAAAATTGTGGACATTGCTTCAGGCGTACCAATTGTAGATCCAACTGCAGTTGTTAATTCTTTAAGTAAGTAGGGGAAAAAGGGGTGCTATGACCAGTGTCTGATATAAATTCTAACATTCGGATTGATTTCGACACTGGTTCGGCACTTGCTCAACTTCGTAGTTTACAGGCTGGTCTATCTAAATTTCATCAGACTTTAGCTGAAGGAAACCTTGCAGCAGCAAATGCTCAAAAAGGTTTAACATCAAGTCTTATACAATCAATCAATGCTACTGGAAAGTTTGTTGCTAGTCAAAAAACTGTTTCTACAAGTACAGCATCTTTTACTAATGCACTTGAAAAAAATCAATTAAGCATGAAGGAATACTTTAGGTATTCCGCAGCAGCTGCAACAGCAAACACAAAGGTATTAACAAGAGCTTTTGAAGCAGAGCGTGAGATTCTAAATCGTGCACGTAGAGATAGAGTTAAGGCTTTACAATCTCAGTATGTTCAGCTAAATAAAGCTAATGGGGCTTTAGTAAAAACTCTTCAGGTGTTACCAAGTAGCCTTGAAATGACAAATGGTAAGTTTACAGAACTTGGAACAAGAATACAGATGGCTGCTCAAAGGCAGCAATTCTTAAATCAACTTCTTAAACAAGGCTCTACACAGCTTTTAAATTTTGGTAAGAATATGCAGTGGGCTGGTCGCCAACTTATGGTTGGTTTGACAATTCCGCTTTCCATGTTGGCAGGGTATGCTGCAAAAGCATTTAGAGAATTAGAACAAGAAACAGTAGCCTTTAGACGTGTATATGGAGACATGCTTACCAGTGATGCTGAAACAGAAAGAGCAATTCAAAATATTCAAAGTATTGCTACAGAATACACTAAGTTTGGTATCGCAGTAAAAGATACAATGTCAATGGCTGCAAAAGCTGCAGCAGCAGGCTTTACTGGAAGTGCACTTGACACACAAGTAAGACAGGCAAATAAACTTTCAGTACTTGGTCAGATTGATCAGCAAAAAGCTTTAGAGACAACAATCTCACTACAAAATGCTTTTGGGCTTTCCTCTGAAGAACTTGCAAAAAAGATTGACTTTCTTAACGCAGTAGAAAACCAAACAGTAGTATCTCTTGATGATATTACAACCGCAATTCCAAAAGTAGCGCCAGTAATTAAACAACTTGGTGGATCTGTAGAAGACCTTGCGTTCTTCTTAACAGCAATGGAAGAAGGTGGAATTAATGCGTCAGAAGGTGCTAACGCACTTAAGTCTGGTCTTGCATCTTTAATTAACCCAACAAAGCAAACAACAGCAATGCTTAAGGATATGGGCATTAATATAAATTCAATTGTTGAAGGCAATGCTGGAGATCTAAAAGGCACTGTAGTTGGTTTTGCAAATGCCCTAGATACACTTGCTCCACTACAACGTGCTCGTGCTATTGAGCAAATGTTTGGTAAGTTCCAGTTTGCACGTCTATCTACATTATTTCAAAACGTTACAAAAGATGGAAGTCAAGCAAGTAGGGCTCTAAAACTTGCTGGAGCATCAGTTGAAGAGTTAGCAATCCTGTCTGAGCGAGAACTTGCAAAAGTTGAAGACGCTGTAGGAGTTAAGTTCCAAGCATCAATTGAAAAATTAAAGCAAAGCCTAATGCCAATTGGAAAAGAGTTCTTAAAAGCTGCAACACCAATCATAGAGTTTTTTGGAAACATGTTTGACAAGTTTAACAATCTAGGAGATGGAACTAAAAAAGTTGTATTAATTATTACCGCAGCACTTGGATTGATTGGCCCAGCAGCCCTTATGACATTTGGTTTGCTTGCAAATGGCGTAGCAAACGTTATTAAATTCTTTACACTGCTTCGTGGCGGAATCGCTAAACTTAATGGTCAAACAAATGTTTTGGGAGCAGGGTTTGATTACTTAACTCAAAATGAAATTGAAAATCTTGCACAGTCAAATGCCTTGCATACTTCTCATCAAAAATTAATTTCAGTATTTAATGTTGAAAAGGGATCTTTAGACTCTCTTGCAGCTTCATACGCAAACGCTGCAACACAAGCTAGAAGCCTTGCTACATCCTCTCCAGGCCTGTTTGCAGCCCCTGGCGCAAGGAGTGCCGTAAGTAAGCTACCTCAAAGTAAAAAATACGCTGAAGGAGTGTTGTCTGTTCCAGGACCAAAGGGCGCAGGGGATATCCAACCAGCAATGCTTTCGCCAGGAGAGTCTGTTATTCCAACAAAGCAATCTCAAAAACATCGTGGCCTTATTAAAGCAATTATGTCAGATAAAGTTCCAGGGTACATGGCTGGAAGAATTGGTGCCAAGAAAGGTCCACAGTCTTCACGGGAACCTTTATTTCTTGGAATGCCAAAAACATTTAAAGAAACCAGTATAAAAATAGCAAATCAAAAAATGTTAGACGACATAGATCGTTCAATTAGAAATAGTTCATTAAAAACATTAAAACCTGCTGATCTTGGAAAACTAGTTGCACCAACAACGGGTCACAGTTTTCCAGTTAAAGGTGTTGGTGGTATTTATCAGAAAGATGGCAAGCAGGTATTTGTTAAACCAGTAACTGATTTGGATGCAGCACGAGCAGAGGAGATATCAACTACAATTACGCCAGCTCACGACCTGGTCGCACCAAAGCAGCAAATTAAAGTAATCATGGACCCCACAGATGTAAAAGGAAAAAGAAAGCTAGCAGTCCTTGTATCCCCATATGATCCTAAGTTTGCAAATCCAGATGGCAAGTTTACTAAACAACAGATGGCTGATCAACTATATGCATCTTCTTTAAGAGGCGACAAAGATTTACAAACAGCAAATGTTTCTGGAAACATGGTAATTGATGCTGGAACTTCTTATGCATATGGCGCAGCCTCTGGCCCAAGAACACAAACTACTTCTCTTAAATCAGTATTAGAACAAGCACGAATAAATACAATGGGAGTCCCAGGCAGTAATGCAAGAAGAGCTTTTGCAGATTCTATTAAACCAATTGCAGAGAAAATGACTGCAGAGGAATTCCATACTCTAATGACAGGTACTGTAACTGCTCACAATTCAAGACTAGCAAGTACCCTAGCAACAACTAAACTTACTCCAGATGAAAAAAAGTTTTATGCTCAAAATATTTTAAGTAGGGGTAAAGAAGCCGAAGATATTGACTGGAGAGAAATACATTCAAACCTTGTTAATCTTGAACCTGCTAAGAAGAAACAACTTACTGCTGCAGCCATTGAAAAGAAATTTCAAGAGCAACAATTAAAAAAGCGCCAATCAGGACACGCTAATCAAAACTTTTATAATGAAAACTTTTATGCTGAAGGATTTATAAAGGGACGTCTTGGAGAAAAAGCAAACCAGGCTGCAGATCTTCCAAAATATGTTACAGACATTGAAAGATTTATGGATGAAGAAATTAATAAACCAGGAGTTTCTAAAGATTCTAAGCTGGCTTGGCAAGGAAAAAAGCGCACATTTTTAGATAATTTTGCAAATCAAATAGTTGTTACTCCAGAAGGTTTGTATGATACAGGTCAAGGTGGAAAGCCAGCATCTGAAGCACAACTAAGGCAATCTATGAAGTACATTTTTGGCCTTGCGCCAAATAAAGATGGAGCTATGGTTACTGGATCTTTTGCAAGATGGGATAAGCTAAAGCAAAAGCTTACTATTGGCGGGGCATCAAAGGGTAGTGGTGGATTAAGAGTAGGTAATCCAGAGGCCTATGAAGAATATAAAAAAGTTATAGCAGATAGAGAAGAAAGAAATAAACGTGCAGGTAAAGGTCAAGAAACTACTAATCTAGTTAAATTAATGAAAGAAAGATACCCAAATCTTTCTGTAAAACAACTAGAAAGACTAACACAAACTGAAGCAGTTCACGTTAATCCAGGAATATCTCAAAGCGGAAAGTCTATAGCAAGATCAGCAGAAAAGTGGGCAACTGGCCAAGCGTTCCCAGACCTTGGAGCTGTAAACCAATACTTATTAAATAAAACAAAAACTCAAAAGTTACTTGATTGGAATAAAAAAGATGGAACAAATCCACTAAAGCTATCTGCAGCAGATGAGATTCAATATAAAAAAGCTGCTGACTTTATGGCTACTGGAAGACATCCTACAAATATTGAAGAGGCAAAATTAGTAAGGTCTGCAGCAGAGCTTGAATTAAAAGCACATACTCTTATGGAAGAAAGCACACGCAATGGTGGCAAAGCCCCAAGAGGATTGCCATCAGTAGGTATAAAACCTAATAAAAAGTATACAGCGGATGCAGCATATTTTGTGCTAAACTCAAGACTAGGAGACGATTCAACATTTTATACCGACTTAGAAAAATATAAAGAGGTTGTAAATCTTGAGACAAAAAAGAGAACTGGAAAAATTTCTGTTGGTAAGGGTGAAGGAATAATTCCTGTAGATAAAATAAAACCTGGCAAAAAATTAAAGCCTAAAAAAGTAACTGGCCAAAACTCAACACCTAGACCATCTAGATCAACTGTCAAGGGCGGTCCTGACGGAGAAAGAATACCAAAACAAACTGGATTAGTTGCTTCTAAAAAAGCTATGCAGTTTATTGGCAAGCAGGATGGAGATATTACTTTTGGTCAATCTGGAGATGTTTTAAGCAAGAATGCACAAGGAAGAATTACTCATCAACTTCAAGAACAAGAAAGATTATTAAAGCTAAGAAATAAGTTTTCACAGCAAGAAATTGATCAAGCACTATCACAACACAAGAAGAGACTTATTGTTGCAGAACAAGAAAAGGCAAATCAGTATGCTCAAACTCAAAGAGATAGACAATTAGCAAAGATTGAAGGTGAAAGATTAACACAGAGCAAGTCATTAGCACTTGCAGCCCGTAAAGAAAAAGTTAGCAAGTTCTCTGGTAAAGCAGCAGGAACTCTTGGTGGTGTTGCAATGGGAGCTGCAATGACTGGTATGGATCCAAAGGTTACTGGTGGTTTGTTTGCAGCATCCACAGTTGCAGGTTTGCTTCCAGCACTAATGAATCCTTGGGTAGCAGCAGCAACCGCTATGGCAGCAGTAGGTGTGCTTGCTTGGAAGTTTAAAAAAGATCTTGAAAATGCAACAAAAGAAGGAATTAATTTAGGCAAATCAATGTCTATGACATCTAAAAAACTTCAAGATCTTTCTGTAGTAACAGGAACAGTTAGCGCATCTGAAACAGCAAATAGAAAGCGCCAAAATACTGCTACTGGCACGACTGCGGTATCTAGAAAATTTGGAATGACAACACTGGGTAGTGACTTTGGAAAGGGTCTCTTATCTGATATATCTAAACAAGCAGAGACTGGTGCAGGTCCAGAACAAATTGCTAAAAGTATTTCTACAAGCCTTGCTGTAGCAATTACACAGGGAGTAATATCCGTAGACCAAGCAAAGAGTATTTCATCAGCCCTTGGCGAAAAATTAAAAAGTTATGAAATTCCAGCACTTATTAGTGGAAACCTTGTAAGTCTTCTTGGACCAAATGGAGAAAATCTTGCCAAAGATCCTCTTGGAATTAGGCTTAAAATTCAATCAGACTCAATGACTCAACAAGCAGATGCATTTAGAAACGCTATTGAATTAGCACAACCAACAATTAAAACTGGCGGAATGGCAACCGTCGGAGCTTATGCTGCAGGAGGATCTCTAGCTGGCGCTGGCGTTGGCGCAGGCTTTGGTGGTATTGGTGCAATTCCTGGTTATGCTATCGGCGCAGTAACTGGCGCCGTTATTGGAGGGGGAGTAGCACTAGCCCAAGAATCTAGAAATAATGCCGCAAAAGAAGAAAACAATAAGCTTATGGGTGCTGCAATTCAGCTTGGTATTGAGCAGATAACACTACAGCAAGGTCTTGTTGATTCACTTAATGAAGAGTACGATACAAAACTTAAAACTGCAAAAACAGCAAAAGAGATTAAAACAATCGAAGCAAATAGAAAAAAAGATTTAGATGCTTTAAATTTAAAAAATAAAGAAAATCTAGCTATTCTGATTAAACAAAAAGATAGCTTAGATCCAAAAGTATTTTCCGATGCAATAAAAGCGCAAACCGATACAATGTATAAAGAAGGACCTATGAAGGTATTTGCTGATCAGGCAAACAAGGCGCTTGCTGGAATGAAAGAAACTGATTTTAAAACAACACTTCAATTAGAGTATGCATCTGGAAACCTTGACCCTATTACTCTTACGTCTTTAATAAAATATGCTTCAACAGATAAAAAACTTGAACAAAAATATAATTTATTAGTTACTCAAAAAGGTGGAGCAGAGGCAAATCTTGCATTACAGCTTCTTGCTAAGGCGGGAGCTAGACCAGAAACAATTACAAGCATGATGGAATTGCTTACAAAAAATCCAAAAGATTTTAAGAAAAACATGGATGCTATAAATATACTTGGAAACATGCAGCAACAATATGGAGTAACTGTAGATATTGACACTAATGGTGAGCAAAAGATAGCACAGGTTAAAAGCATTATCAATTCACTTAAAAATGATAAAACAGAAATTACTAAAGACATTATTGCAAAATATGCAAAAGATCCAAAGAATCCAAATCAGTCTCAGTTTCAAGGTATTCTAGATAATTGGCAAACACTTGTTGGCAGTGCTAAAACAATTACAAAGACAATGGCAATTAACTTTGTAACTGCGAGTACAGATAACGATGTGCTAAAAGCTTATATGGTCGCAACAGGAATTACACCACTTAAGGGAAGAGGCTTTGCAGACCAGAAGAAACGATTAATGCCAAAGGCTCAAGCTTGGCTTACTGGTATTGGCGCAGGCTCACAAGGAGCTCCAGTTAAAAATTTTAATACACCAGACGTTACTACAAAAGATAGAGACACAACTCTTGACTCACTACTAACTAGATTAAAGTTTATTTCAGATGCAGCAATTAAGGCAACTGGTGGTGTTGATGAATTAATACGAATTACTTCTGGCGATGGGTTAACAAAATTTGCTGGCATTACTCAACAACTATTGGGTGTTCTTGGCGGAGGTCAAAATGGTGGTTTTAATAGAGAGTTCATAACATACCTTGAGGGGATGGACGATGCCACCCGTGGCGTATACCTGAACACACAAAAATTAAAAAAGGGAATTGTAGAATTAACACCAAAAGGAGAAGCTCTAAACGAAGCATTAAACGAAAAATCAATTAGAGAGTATAGCGTTGCACAATATGAAGCATCTCAAAATGTTAAAGCACAAAGAGCAGCATTAATTAAACTTACTCTTGCTGGAGTAGATAATGCAACAGCTCTTTCAATGGTTGCCAATGCTGCCGATGCCGTTGCAATTAACGGAAGCACGATTGACTCAGCTAAACTACAGCAAATGGCTAAAGATGCTAAGCTTGCAAAAGATGAAATGGAAGACTTAAACCTTGAATTAAAAATTGCTGCCCAAGCATCAAGAGATGACTTAGTAGAATTATCAAAGACTTTAGCTACACTTCAAGCGGTTAAATCAAAATATCCTTCACTAACTGCAGATCAGCTTAATGCGCTATCGCAAAATCCAGCAATGATTAAGGGTTTTGCTAAACTATTTAGCGGTGCTGGAACAAAAGATGAACTTGCAAAATTAAAAACAGATCTTGAAGACTGGATTAATGGTATTGATGCAGCAATTAAGATTAAGATAAATATTGAAGCAGAGGCAGATCCTATTCAGTTTATGACAAATGAATTTGCAAATACTTCTGAAAAGTTTGGCAAGTATATAGAGCTAGCAAGAAGACAGTTAGAGGCTAGTTTTAGAGATAAACTTGCAACTGCAAGTAATGCAGTAGATCCATACTATACAAACAAAGATGGAGTAAAGAGCGCTGGGTTCGTTGCAAGAGAAGCACAAGAACGAATGGACGCTGTTCAAGCAAGTATAGATGCTGAAAATAGAAGGTATGAGCGACAAACACAGGACATTGAAGCTGAATACGCAGCAAGACTTAATAGTTTTGAATCATTGCTAATAGGCCAGCAAAACAAATTAGATGAAGCAAACGCTGCAATGGAAAAAGCTCAAAAAGAAATTTCAGATATGCAAGATGCTGCAAGATTAAAATATGATAGCTATTATTCTGGTGTCGATAAAGATGGCAATGGAATAATTAATATAAGGTCAACAGAATCTCTTCAACGTCAGATTGATGACAGAAATGAAATTATTAAAAACACAATCGATAAGCCAATTGAAGTAGCTCAAGAATTTATTGATCAAGCAGAAAGAAGAATTGAGCTAAACTTTACTCGCCCAATAGCTGCCCTTGAAGAAACATCTGCCAAATATGCAGACGACTTAACATTAATAGATCGTGCTGCAGAAGAGATTAATAAAAAATATGATGCTCAAGAAGAAGCATTAAATAAAGTCTCTGCTATAAATGATCAAATAATTGGACAACAAAAAGAGCAGTTAGATCTGGCTGGTGCAATTAGCTCTGGTGACATTGGTGCTGCTGCGAAAGCAATGCAACAAATTCAGGCATCTCGTGTTTCTCAAATGGCAAAAACACAGCAACAGTCTATCTCTGCAGCACGTGAAGGTCAGATTAATGCATTAACTGGTTCAACATCTGGACTTACAAGAGCGCAGATTGAAGAAGAGCAGTACAAGATTTCAAGAAAAATTTATAATCTTCAACAAGACCAATCAAAAGAAGATAAAATTATATTTGATCTTAAAGAGACAATATACAAAAAAGAAGAAGAGCGCAAGACTCAATTAGGCTTGCTAAACGCACTTGAGTCTACAATGACTTCGGTTGTTAAAGAAAGACAGGTTGCATTAGATGCAATTGCAGTAAAAGAACTTGCAATGAAGCCACTGGTTGATGCTGTTGCTACAGCTCAAACAGCAGTTAACGTAACACAGGCAGCTTATAATAAACTTCTTGCCGAAAAAGATGCGGCTCTTAAAGCAGCAGAGTTAACTCACATAGCAAATTTAACTAAATATCAAGCAGAACTAAGATCTGCTGAGGATAATTTAACAAAAGCTAATGCAGAATTAGCTAAAGCAGAAAAAGCACTTGCAGATCTTCAGGCAGAAATTGCTAAACAACAGGCTGAAATTGATAAGCAAGCTCAAACATACGTAGATTTAGAAACAAATATTTTAGCAGCAGATCTTGCAGCCTCTACCCTTACAAAAACGTTAGCTCTAGCAACTGAGCAAGCTATTAAATTAGCAGCTGCACTTAAGACTAAGGCAGATGCAGACATAGCAGCGACAGCTGCAGCAAAGGCTAAAGCAGAAGCAGACGCAAAGATTAAAGCAGATGCAGACGCAAAGACTAAGGCAGATGCAGACGCAAAGACTAAGGCAGATGCAGACGCAAAGGCAATTAAGGATGCAGCAGAAGCAGCAGCAGCTGCAGCAATTGCAGCAACTAACGCAGCAACTTCAGCAGCAACTTCAGCGGTAGCTACAAAGACAGCAGAAGATGCAGCTCTAGCAGCACTTGCAGCACAAAATGCAACATCTGACGACCCTGGAGTAACTCGTGCAGCTCTTCAAGCGCTACAGAAAGCAGAAGCATTAGCAATTAAGACAGCAGCAGCAGCAGCAACAGCAGCCGCTGTCGCTAAAGCCGACGCAGCCGAAGCCATGAAAGCGCAAAAAGCTAAAGATGAAGCAGAGGCAAGAGCAGCTGAAGCTATAAAAATTGCAGCAGAAGCAGCTGCAGCTCAGGCAGCAGCAGATGCAAAAGATTTAACTTCTGGTGGATATTATTTTACAGGAACATCATACTATAAGGCAGCTGGCGGACTAATTCCAAAACACTTTGCATCAGGTGGATATGCAAGAGGAACAGACACTGTACCTGCAATGCTAACTCCTGGAGAATTTGTTATGAGTAAGTACGCCGTAAACACTCATGGTGTAGATAAACTTAAAGCTATAAATAATGGAGATTCAGTTGGCGATTCAGTGTATAATTATAGTGTTAGTGTAAATGTTAAATCTGATTCTAATCCAGATGAAATTGCAAGAGCGGTAATGATGCAAATAAAGCAAGTTGATGGTCAAAAAATTAGGGGGAATAGAAACTAATGCCTACAGCAAATGATGCTAACTCAGCGTACATTCAAGGTAGAAAGAAGTATGCCAGACCACAAGCAATGCTATGGTCAGAAAATGCAGGAACCCTAAAAAATGGAATCTACGTACCATATGGATATGAAATAGGATCTGGAACCACAGAGACAGATACAAGTCTAATCAACCAATTTATAATCTTATCTGACGATAATCGTGATGCCATTAATATGCAAACAACCAGAATTGAAAAACGTGAAAGAATGATTAATGGTCGTATGAGATCATACCACATTGCTGATAAACTAAATATTTCTACATCTTGGAAAATGTTGCCATCTCGCTCATACGCCCTTGACCCTGAGTTTAATTCCACTGGTCTATCTTCTATGGCAAACTCTTCAATGGAATATACTACAGATGGCGGTGCAGGTGGTGTAGATTTGCTTGATTGGTATGAAAATCACAAAGGCTCTTTTTGGGTATACCTTGCTTATGACAAAAAATCTAATTTTGGCACTGATGATAATTCTTACGCCCACCTTGATCAATATAATCAGCTAGTTGAGGTTTTCTTTTCTGATTTTAAATATTCAATTGTTAAGCGTGGATCAAGTAATTACGATTTTTGGGATGTTGACATTACTTTGGAAGAAGTATAATGTTTATCAGTTCAGAACTTCAAAACCATCTAGAGACCTCTTCATCTGTTAAAAGTCAGTCTGCCATTATTGCAGAATGGAACATGAACATACCAACAAATATTCATACAATTGGAAACTATCGCTATAGATCAAACAATCAAAATTCTATATATAGTTCAATTCCAAATTTTTTTAGCGGTGACGAAAATAAAGATACAGAGGTAAAATTTTATTATGGTGCAACAGATGCCGATGTTGTAATTGATGGAGGTTTTGATGATAGTGACAACCCTACAACCTTAATATCCACCAAAGACAAACTTAAAATGCTTTATTCTTTAGAAGATTGTTTTAAGCCTTTCCGTCCAAGATCGGGAATTAATAAAGCTGCATACTTCCCAGGATCATTTTTACACAATGCTAATTCTGAAATGGCAAAAAGACCAAGATATTACATGCCAGACAAAAATGATACTTTTAAGTATTGGACATCGTACAGGTCTGAAAATGGAAATGATTATGGAATCTCTAACCAGCAAGTAACTGGTAAAAATATTATAGATGATGCTGCTCCTTTTGTTGCTTATAAAGAAAACATTCCAGCAAATAGAGTTGTTGTTAAAATGCAAACTCATATCGGAGAGATTGACCTTGGCCCATTTTCTAACAAAGCTGGATCTTTTAACGACCCCTACTATGGAGACATTAATAAAGCAACTCCACTAGACTGGAAAATTCAAGCTCTTAAGGGAAATACTTGGGTAGACCTTGTATCATTTAATCAAAATACAAAAAGAAAAGACGGCACAGAAATTATTAGGTCTGATGGGTATGTTGAGCTTTCTTATGGACTAAAAGTACCAACTAAGTTTGAAGCAAACTTTGTCTTTGCAGAAGTTTATTCATCTATTACTTTGCTACCAGAAAGCTCTATAAATGGATATGCTTACTTGGTTCAGGAAAACGATAATGACTTAGGAACATTTTATGTTTGGGTTGCAGATAAGTATGAAACCTTTACCCCTGAATATGGATGGACATTACAAGAAGACACGGTAGATAGATTAACTAATTTTGTTACAGACCTAACTGCTCCAATTGCATACACCAGCACACTAGATGGACTATCTAAGTACAGAGAGTTTGAGCATATACGTGGTATTAGAGTTGTAGTTCAAACAATGAACAAGCCCAACTGCACCTTTGACTTAATTGAAATATCTCCAAGGTTGTGTGTTAACCTTACAGGAAAAACCCTTAGTTATTCTGTTAACAAAACTGCATCAGACTTAGGGGTAAGCGGAATGCCAGTTGGTCAGCTTCTTGCTTCAAATGGATCTCTTGAATTATTTGACTATGATGACGCATTTAATCAAAACAATTCTGCAAGTATTATTAAAGATTATATATCAAGACATATTCAGTTTAAGTTTTATGAAATAATCTTAGATGTTGGTGGTTATGATTATTACATTCCAATTAAAACAATGTATTCAGATGGTTTTCCAGTAAATAATAACTCTTCAAAAACTGTAGATATTGAATTAAGAGATTTATATTTTTATTTAGAGTCTTTAACTGCTCCAGCAATTTTATCTACAAGCACATCTGTAAGCTCTGCGGTATCCCTACTTCTTGATTCTATTGGGTTTTCTAATTATATTTTTAAACGAGTTCCTGGAGAATCTGAAACAATTATTCCATTCTTTTTTGTTAAACCAGATACAAATGTGGCAGAAGTTTTACAAAGCATTGCCGTATCAACACAAACTGCAATGTTCTTTGATGAGTATAATAATTTTATTATGATGAGTAAAGACTACATTATGCCAACTATTACTCAAAGAGAAACAGACATCACTCTTTATGGATCAACAGATTTAGAAGATGTGTCTGTGTATCAAAACAAAACAACAAAACCTAAGATTGCAAATATCATGGAAATATCTTCACAAGACAATCACGTCTATAATGATGGAGTTATTAATTACACCTTGAGGTATATTCAAAAATCTGAAGGTAGTGTTGGGCAGAGGATGCTTGTTGATGATGCTAAGACTTGGATCTATAAGCCAGTATTATTATGGGAAGTTAGTGGGACAGAAAGCACAAAATCAATTAACGACAACTCTGGTTCGTCAACTTATACTTTATCTGCAATCCCACTTAACTCTAACCTTACTTTAAGTGTTCCTTCTGTATCAAACCATGCCGTTGTAGATAACATAATGGATCTTGGAGAAGCCGTATATTGGCTTAGCAGATATAACGGATACTTTTACAGTAATGGAGAAATAATTAAATTTGATGCAGTTGAGTTTAATATTCCAGGAGCAGAAAAAATTATTGTTTCAGAAGGAAATAATGGACAAGCTATATACACAACCACAACAACTGGTCAAATTGGTAATGTTTGGATTAGTGATACTCAGGAATACGAAAAATATTTTTCACAAATTTCTTTTAAGGGTAAGATTTACCCAACTGGCCGAGTAAGAATTTATTCTGAGCCAAACTACGAAGAAGTTGCTGGTGTCCTTAGATTAAAAAATGGTTCAGTAGCAAAACATGGTAGAGGTCAGTTTGGAACAAAAGTTGTAGAGCATTATGCTGGGATAAATCCTTATTGGTTTGACAACGCTTATATTCGTGGCTGCAATATGAAATCAGAATATTTATTTTCAACAGGAGTAGATGTAGCAACTACTGTGGGAGAGGCAGGAATAAACAATACTCTTGCTCAAAAAACTACAAGAAATAGCATTATAAAAAACATACTTTCTTCAAACTATATTTCAGAAAATGAAATAGGCACACTGCGTTCTCCAAGAAGCGGATCTATTCAATCTTCTGCCTTAATAATGAATGGCCCTTCTTTTACAACAACTGAAAAGCCGTTAGATTTTATTTCTTACGTATATAAAAAATTAGATAATAGATATAAGCATTTTGGTACTCGTATGAGAATTATTGGAAAGTTGCAAAACGACGAAAACAATACTCAGACTGCTGTTGGAAATACCACCTACTTTACTGTAGACGGAACATCACCAGATAAAGCTATTAGTATTTCTGGCGGGTCTGGTGGACTAGCTTTTCTTTTAAATCCAACAACAAATAATGGATATTATTTTGAGATTATTGGTCTTGGCTCAGAAGGGTTTACAACAACTAACTCGGTTAATGTAAATAATGTTATGTTTTATAAAATTAAAAAGTCTGGTACAGAGGCGGTTCCTGTAAAACTTTGGGAGGGATTAACAAATATTAACATTGATCCAGGATTATTTACAGGTCAATATAGGATGACTGGTGACGAGAGTACAAGTGTTTACGACCTATCTGCTGAGTATATTGATAATGGATCAATAAGAACATTCTACCTATATATAAACAATAACCTAATAGCAACAGTTGACGACACAGATCCACTTCCAACATATAATAACATGGCAATGTTTGTAAGAGGGTCTTCAAAAGTTATGTTTGAAAACATTTATGCTATCACAAATAATTATAGCCAAAATACTGGCTTCGCACTCGACACTCCAGTAAATTCGGCATTTAATAATGGAGAGATAAATGTCAATGAGGCATTTAGAAAATATTCAATGAGTGGAATTATACAAGGAACACATTTGTCTGGGATTAGTCCAAATGATACTCCAGCCTACAATATTTATTTTGATGAGTTTGGAAGCATTATGAGAGAAGCAGCGCTATTTAATTTTAAATATGATAAAGCTTATCCAGCATTATTTGCAAAACTAACTCCAACATTTAATCGTGTTAAAGGATATACCGTATCTGGATTTAGAGCAGGATCTTATGGTGCAGAATTCTTAATCTTTAATGCAACAGACACACAAATCAGGCTTGATCAAGAAAAAGGAAACTATCTACAGGTTCAAGGAATCACTTTTACACAGCAATCTCAAAATACTCTTACTGTAGATAAATATTTTTCTAAAAATAGTGATTTTTCTAATCCAGAATTCTTAGGAGATTCTTTAGTATCTTCTCCATTTAAAGCTAAAAAAGATTATGAAGATATTAAGTTAAGTCGCATGACTTATGGCAAAAAAGATTTTTCTTTAGATGTAGAGTATATTCAAACAGACGACGATGCAAATAATTTAATGAAATGGATTATATCAAAAGTTATGAAGCCAAGAAAATCTATTGGTCTTAGTTTATTCTCTATGCCAATATTACAACTTGGAGATATAGTTAGTGTTGACTACAATCAAAACGGAGTTGACATTGTTGGAACAACAGATAAAAGGTTCGTCATTTATAATATTGAGTATAGCAAATCTAAGGATGGTCCAGAAATGAACGTATTTTTAAGTGAGGTTTTATAATGGTAGATCCAGTAGCAAATTTAGCAACACCAGCAACACCTAGCGTTTCTCCTGCAGTAAAGGTGGCTACCCCCGATTTAATCTTGTTTGATGACAAGCAGATCCCTGAAGAAACAATGATCGACCTTGTCTTTGAGGACATTGGTGGACAAGAAATGATTAACATTGTTCGAAATGATTTAGTAAATGGTCAAAATCAAAACCGTCAAGTTGTAAGAAATTTATCTCAAATTAATCTCGACTATAATCCTAATAATATTCTTAGCCTTCAAAATACATCAGATGTGTATTTTAAAAATTTTCCTATTAGGTTTGAAAAAAGAGTACCAGATGTAGGCACTGGACCAAACGGAGAAATAGTGTATCTTGAAGCAGAAACTGGTAATATTATTATTAATGTAATTAATATGGAAACAGATGAACAGGTAGAGGTTGAGATCCTAAACGGTGGAGAGATACTTAATGGTACAATATATGAGGTGAATGATTAATGATAACTAATACTGGTAAAGGAATTTTAGCAAAGTATCTTGTTGGGCAAGCCCCTGCATATGCTTCATACATTGCTGTGGGCTGCGGTCCAAAACCTTTAAGCGATTCAGATGATTTAAGCTTATTAGACTATTCAGATAAAGAAACACTTGATTTTGAAATGTTTCGTGTTCCGATTACATCCCGTGGCTATGTTGTTGAAGAGGTCACAGTAGATGACTCAATTCAAAAAATATCTAAAGTGGTGCTAACAGCAGAACTTCCAACCGAAGAAAGATACGAAATGTCAGAAGTCGGTATTTTTTCTGCGGGATCTAATCCTTCTGCTGGAGCCTATGACAGTAAAACACTTTACTCTTTTAATAATAATGAAAACTGGGAATATCATTCACAAACATCAGCAGAAAAAATTCCTACAGTATACTCACCATTAGACTCAGTTGATAGCAATGTCATTGAGGGAGAGTATAAGATTAATCCATTGACAAAGCAGTATGATCCAGGTCCAAATGGAGTTTTGGTTGATACACCAGCAATTCAAACTACTGTTGATAATCATATCTTTAGTTTTCAGAATAGAGTATCAAAGAATGAAAGAAGTAGATTTTTAAATAATTTAATTATGATTCGTGGAAATAGCTCAGAACTTACAACAGAAGAAGTTGGCGGATTTACAAGATTAAAGGTAGAGTCTGGATCAGATCATATTCACCTATATGGAACATCTGTTGACCTAGGCAAAAACTCTCCTACAGACGAACTTAGACTTGCATTTTCAATAGTGAATAGAAACGGCTCAGCTGCAAGCTCTGTTGTTCCAGATGAAGTTAGAATAATGATAGAATTTTCAAATTCAGACTCTCAAGACACTGGTGAATGGGCCAGGTTTGAAACAATCTTATCTAAAGACGATTATGATTTTGTAACAAACAGGTATTACGTTTCAACCAAACAGCTCCAGCAGCTAAGAAAAAGTACAACATTTACTTGGTCATCTATAAATCTTGTTAAAATTTTTGCATGTACTTTAGTAAACGATCTACCGTCTTCAGAGTTTTATATTGTTTTGGATGCTCTAAGGCTTGAAAATGTTAGCACAGTAAATTCTCTTTATGGATTGACAGGGTATTCAGTTATTAAAACTACAGATGGAGCAACAATAACTAAACTATCAAACACTACAAACTATGTAGAGTTTAGATTTACAGTGGATGTGCAATAATGGCAGATGTAGGAATTAAAAAAGTGACCATCCTAAAGTCAAACATTAATGCAGTTAGTGGAGTTAAACAAGACTATTCTTTAAGATATCGCATTATATCAGAAGATAAGAATAGATCTTCTCATTGGTCTCCGCAATATAGCCTACCTGTAACCCCATTAGATCCTGTTCTTAGCCCTAGCCCCCATTCAGTCACTGTTGTTGGTAGCACTATAACTTGTGTTTGGGAACAAGCACAAGGCCTAGGTGCAGACAGGTATGATGTTTATGTAAACTGGAATAGCGCATCATCTCCCGAGGCTTGGGAATATATTACAACTGTAAATTCCCCATCATATGTAACAATAAAAAGAACAGGGGCTACAAAGTTTAAAATAGCTGTTCAGATCCCAACATTTCCAAAGCAAAGATTTACAGGATCTACACTGTTTGAGTCAATTCAGTATAGCGTTTAATGGTATAATAGAATAACTATGGCAAAACTACCACTTCCAGATAGAGGACAGCCTCTAGACGTAACATATATTTATAAAATAGCTGAAGCAATTAACGATATTTCTACCCAGGTATCTCCAACCAACTCAAAGTATTTAACTGTTGATGCTGGAACTAATGGAAAGCAAACCAGAAGAATTTCAGAGTCAAGAATTTTAGGCGGGTACAAAGAAATTATTAATGGAGGAACTGTTACCGCAGGTCAAGAGCAAGCATTTACTTATGATTTTGGAGTAGAGTTTAAATTTGCTCCAATTGTAACAGCAACAGTAGTAAACGTAACAGATAGACCAGCTGGTAAAAATATTTCAGTTATTTTAAAATCTCCAACAACATCAAAGGTTGACGGTATTGTAAGATTTGGTACTACAGGTGATGCAACTATTGGAGTTAACTTAATAGTTATTGGTATTCCTAATTAATGTTAAAATGCAAAAAATGCAAAGGCAGGATGCTAGTTGATAGAATTTACAGCACTCCAACACACCTTGAAACCTATTGCCTGCTTTGTGGTAACAGGGTATTTTTTACGCCTCCAGAAAAAACATCAGAGGGTTTATGGCTACTAAAAAAGGAACAACAGAGAGCGAAGGCTACAATCTCCTCCCTATAATCCCTGGTAATAAAAAGGTTTGGTTTTTAAATGGGGATTTAGTAAGAGTTCATCACTTCAATAAGTCTAATGGTATTATGTCTGTTTATAATATTAACAAAGATCAAGTTGAAAGTTGTTTAATTAGTGAGTTTAAAAAGAAAAGAGAGAAAGCATATACCGTTGGAGAGACTGCTGATTTAGTTAATCGTCATAAAAAATATATGCCAAGATTAATGAAGAAAGGTTTAATACCCTTTCCTACTGGCTCGCAAAAAGGCGGGGCAAGAGGATGGCAAGTACGATCATATTATTCAGAATCGCAAGTAAAAGAGATACGTGATATACTAGCAATGAACCATATTGGCAGACCAAGAAAAGATAATTTAATAACAAATGATATTACTCCCACTAAGCAAGAGTTGACAAGGCGTATGGGAGAAGGTATACTTACATATACGAGAACTGATGATGGGAGATTTATTCCAATTTGGAATGAGTCTATTTAACGAAGGGTATAAAATGGAAAACGAAGACACAAAGGTATCTGTTACATTAGGATATACACTTAACCTTGGAAACTTTCAATCACTAAGACTTGATCTTGGCATTATTGATTCAAGACGTAATGGGGAGACTCCAGATCAAGCTTTTGAGCGTGTGTATAAATTTGTTGAAGATAAACTTGCTGAAAAGATTAACGAAGCAAAGTCTGAAATTAACGAATAATGGCCGAACGCAAAGACCGAATGGCTTTGCTTTCACGCTACAGTAAATACCATACTGCAAAGTATGAGCAAAAGCCATCACTAAACTTAAATGTAGAACAATGGGCAGCAGATGCTCTTGTAGAATCATACGGAGTCTCTGGGTGCTACGATATACTTGAGTACTATTTCAAGGTTGCAGAAAACCCTTCATGGAATTATTTTGCATACAACGCAGAAAAAATTTTACAGGCACAAAAAGACAAAGGTCGAGATGACAAAGAGAGAGCAGAGCGTAGACGAATGGCAAAGGAGTGGCTAAGTGAATAATACAGAAGCAAAACTAATCTCCGCAGTTTTAAGCGATAAACAAGTTCACGTTCTCTTACAAGCAAATGTTGATAACTTGCTTAGAACTCATAACGATGTTTGGAATTTCATTAGAAATTATTTTGAGCACAATAGTTCTGTTCCACCAGTAGAGTTGGTTGTAGAAAAATTTAGAGATTTTCAACCCATTTCTGGCATTGGCGCTACAAAACATCACCTTGAAGAGTTACAGTCAGAGTACTTAACTGATAGCCTAAAAGATATTATTCGCACAGCAGCCTCAGAAATTCAAACAGGTAATGGTGGTGAAGCACTTGACCAACTAATTACTAAAACATCCGAGCTAAAGAAAAACACATCAGCAATTCGTGACATTGACGTGACCGATCTTGAGTCAGCAGTTGCGTATTTTGAAAACTTAAAAGCGCAACAAGCAGCAGGCCATGTTGGGATCAAAACTAACCTTCCAGGATTTGATAACTATCTTCCTTCAGGAATCATGCCAGGGCAGCTAGGAGTCTTTTTAGCATACCCAGGCATAGGAAAGTCATGGATGGCTCTATACTTTGCTGTACAGGCCTGGAAACAGGGTAAAACACCCCTTGTAATATCACTTGAGATGTCTGAAACAGAAGTTCGTAACCGTGTATTTACAATTATGGGCGAAGGTCTTTGGTCTCACAGAAAATTAAGTAACGGTGAAGTTGAAATGGATATGCTAAAGATGTGGCATGCCAAACATCTACAGGGAAAGCCTGAGTTCCATATTATTTCAAATGATCAAGGTGGGGAGATTAATCCTTCAGTACTTCGTGGAAAGATTGATCAGTACAAGCCAGACTTTGTAATCGTTGACTACCTTCAACTGATGGCTCCTAATCAGAAGTCAGATAATGAAACGGTACGAATGAAAAACCTTTCAAGAGAACTAAAGTTAATGGCAATTGGCGAAGAGGTTCCAATCATTGCTATCTCATCTGCAACACCAGATGATGTTAATGATCTTAGTGGAGTACCTACATTAGGTCAAACTGCTTGGTCAAGACAAATTGCCTATGATGCTGACTGGGTTATTGCTTTAGGCCGAGCAACCAATAGTGATATCATTGAGTGCGCCTTTAGAAAGAACCGCAATGGTTTTATGGGAGACTTTCTTGTTCAAGTTGATTTTGACAAGGGATATTACAGATATAAGGACTTTGAGGATAAAAATTAAGATTAGTAGTTATAATAGGGTATGGAAAATTATCACCACAAGCCTATTAGGAAGTTTTATCTGGATGGATTAATCCACGATGAGGCATCTATTGGTAGGCTTAAAATTGAATATATCAGATTAATTGTTTCAGAGATGAGACTTGGTGGATATGTTCCAAGGTTTGATATTGAGCCAGATTTTACGATAGACTATAATGAGAAGAAGAACAGTTTTTATTTTGCACTGACAGTACACGGAATATACGTAGGGAAGAGACAAAGCGAATGGATATCAGGAATAGACGGAACCAAGGCAATACATATACAACCGAACAAATCAAAAGAGTCATCACAGGCTCAGGTTTAACTATTGAGTCAGAGGTTGACTCAGACTATATTCTTTTCTGTCCATTTCATAATAATAATCGTACCCCTGCAGGAGAAGTAGATAAAAATAGTGGGATCTTCTTTTGCTTTTCTTGTCACAAAGTTGCAGATCTAATTGAATTAGTAATACATACTACTGGCAGAACTTACTTTGAGTCTATTAGGTTTATTAAGAATAAAGAAACACAGATGGATTTAGAAAAAGAAATTAACAAACAGCTTTATGTTAAGCCAGAATTTGTGCCGTTTGACGAATTGATTTTAAAAAGACTTTACAATGGATTACTTTTATCAGACAGAGCAAAAGATTATTTTAAGTATCGCAAAATTGATACATCATCATGGTCAAAGTTTTCTTTAGGTTATTCAGAAAAACAAGACATGGTAACTGTTCCCGTACACAGCCCAGATGGAATGTCTGTTGGATTTGTTGGCAGATCCGTTGAGGGTAAAGAGTTTAAAAATACTCCAGGATTACCAAAAGCAAAAACATTATTTAACTTACACAGAGTAAAGACAGCAGACAAAGTGTATGTAGTAGAGTCTTCTTTTGATGCGATAAGGCTTGATCAGGTTGGTTTTCCAGCAGTAGCAACACTTGGATCTAATGTGTCCAATATACAAATAGAATTGCTTCAAAAGTATTTCAATAACATTATTGTTATTGCTGATAATGATGAGGCGGGAGGAAATATGAAAGATAAGATAATTGAAAAACTTGGCTCTCGTGTTTCCGTTATCAAACTAGATAAACAATATAAAGACATTGGCGATATGGCAGATGATGAAATAAAGACTTTAGAGTCTTCGTTTGACAAAACTATACAGTCTATGCTAAACTAATATAAACAACACAAAAGGAGAAAAACATGAGTGTAATTAAGGGATTAAAAGATATCAACGCCCTACTCGAAAAGCCAAAATATGAAGGTACAGGACAAAAGGTTCGTTGGGTTAAGTTAGCTGACGGACAATCTGCAAAGGTTCGTTTCGTTGAAGAACTTGATCAGGATTCAGCACACTATGCAGAAGCACGTGGCTTATCTGTTGTAGTTGCAGAACACACAAATCCAAAAGACTATAAGCGTAAGGCTGCATGTACACAAGAAGCAGAAGGCCGTTGCTTTGGTTGTGAGATGGCTCGCAAGGAACCAAAGTCAGGCTGGAGAGCAAGACTTCGTTTTTATTGCAACGTGCTAATCAATGACGGTACAGAAGATCCATACGTTGCTGTTTGGTCACAGGGTATTTCAAAGCAATCAGCATTCAATAATATTCGTGAGTACGCACTTGACACAGGTAGTGTTTCAAATCTTGAATGGAAGTTAAAGCGTAATGGTCAGGGAACTGAAACTAATTACACACTTCTTCCATCAAAGCCAGACTCAGAGCCATTCAATTGGGAAAGCCATGAGTTCTTCAACCTAGAAAAGGTTGTTCGTGAAGTTCCATATCCAGAGCAAGAAGCTTTTTACTTCGGGTTTGATACTCCATCTGTTACCAGCACAAATATTGACTGGTAATTGATGTCCTACGTAGGCTTACACGTACACACCCACTACTCGTTATTTGACGGGATCGCTACTCCAGAAGAATATGTTGACCGTGCAGTTGATTTAGGGATGACAGCCATTGCCATCACTGATCATGGTACTTTATCTGGGCATAGGGAACTGCATCGTATTGCAAAAGCGAAGGGTATTAAGCCTATACTTGGCGTAGAAGGCTATATGTGTGCTGATAGATTTGATACAAGAGATAAGTCGGAAAGAAACGGCGATCTTGATTTAGTCTACAACCATATAGTCCTTCTCGCTAAGAACCAAATTGGTTTAGAGAATTTAAATAAGATTAACGAGATTGCATGGACAGAAGGATACTTTAAAAAGCCAAGGTTTGACTTTGAAGTCCTTGAAAAATATTCTGAAGGTATTATTGTTACCTCTGCTTGCCCAAGTAGCGTTCTCGTAAAAGCACTTGAAAATAATGAGTTTGCAATAGCAAAAGATTATATCAAATGGTTTAAGCGTGTATTTAAAGATGATTACTATATTGAGGTTATGCCACACAATGAGGCTCAAATTAATAAGCAGTTAATTGCTTTAGCTGACGAGTTTGGTGTTCAGGTTGTTGTTACTCCAGACTGCCATCACAGTCATACGGATCAAAAAGAAATCCAGGAATTTAAATTACTTCTTAATACTCATGTCAAGATTGACAAAGAGCATACCTTTGAGAAGTCTAAAAAGCATACAAATATGATGGATCGTTTAGATTATCTATATGGGCATGATCGTCAGATTACATTTAATAAGTTTGACATCCATCTTCTTTCCTATGAAGAGATGAAGGCTGCTATGGAAGCACAAGGTATTGATCGTCCAGACATTTACGCCAACACAATCTCTGTTGCTGAAAAAGTTGGGGACTATGGAATTCAAGAAGGAATGGATCTACTACCAGTACAATACAAGAATCCAGATAAAGAGTTAAAGACACTTGCACTAGAAGGTTTAGCACAGCGTGGCTTACAAGATAACCAAGAATATCTAGATCGTTTAGATGAAGAGCTAAAAATTATTAAAGATAAAAAGTTTGGTCCTTACTTTCTTGTTGTGCGTAGCATGATTACATGGGCAAAGAAAGAAGGAATTATGGTCGGCCCAGGTCGTGGTTCTTCTGCTGGTTCATTGCTTTGTTACACACTTGGAATTACAGACATTGATCCAATTAAGCATGGGCTATTATTCTTTCGTTTTATTAATCCAGACCGAAATGACTTTCCAGATATTGATACAGACATTCAAGATAGCCGTCGTGAAGAAGTTAAAGACTATCTTGTTAGACAATACAAACATGTTGCATCAATTGCCACATTCCTTTCATTTAAGGATAAAGGTGTAGTCCGAGATGTTGCACGAGTATTAAATATTCCTTTAACTGATGTTAACAAGGTTTTAAAATTAGTTGACACTTGGGATGAATATTGCAGTTCAAAAACAACACGGGAATTCCGTGAGAAATATCCAGAGGTAGAGATATATGGGGAACAACTTCGTGGTCGTATTAGAGGTACTGGCATTCACGCTGCTGGTGTTGTCACTAGTAAAGATCCTATTTTTAGGTTCGCACCAATGGAGACACGTTCTTCTACTGGCAGCGATGAGCGTATTCCTGTTGTTGCGGTTGACATGGAAGAAGCTGAAAGAATTGGCTTAATTAAGATTGATGCTCTTGGTTTAAAGACTTTATCAGTTTTACAAGATGCAATTCAGATTATTAAAGAACGAGATGGCAAGTTGATTGATCCACTACTAATACCTATGGATGATACAAATGTTTATCAAATGCTTTCTGACGGGTATACAAAGGGAGTCTTTCAGTGTGAAGCAGCACCATACACAAACCTTCTTGTTAAGATGGGTGTAAAAAATCTTGCTGAACTTGCTGCATCTAATGCTTTGGTTCGTCCAGGTGCTATGAATACAATTGGAAAAGACTATATTGAGCGCAAGCATGGTCGTCAAAATATTGGGTATACTCATCAAGTATTAAAAGAATTTACGGAGGAAACCTATGGTTGTATTCTTTACCAAGAACAAGTTATGCAAGCATGCGTATCGCTTGGCGGTATGTCCATGTCGGAAGCAGATAAAGTTAGAAAGATCATCGGAAAGAAAAAAGATGCTAAAGAGTTTGACGTATTCAAAGACAAGTTTGTTGAAGGCGCTTCTGCCTATATTAGTCCCAATTCGGCTCGTGATCTATGGCATGACTTTGAAGCGCATGCGGGATACTCGTTCAACAAGTCTCATGCGGTTGCTTACTCTACGCTCTCGTATTGGACGGCATGGTTAAAGTATCATTACCCATTAGAGTTTATGTACTCACTACTAAAAAATGAAAAGGACAAAGATGCTCGCACTGAATACCTTATTGAAGCAAAGAGAATGGGAATTAGCATTAAGCTACCTCATATTAATGATTCGGATATCGATTTTAAAATTGAAGGAAAAGGTATTCGTTTTGGTTTGTCGGGGATTAAGTTTATATCTGACAAAATCGCCGAAAGGTATATCTCCGCAAGGCCGTTTGATTCGTATGCTCAACTGGAAGAGTTTACGTTTACAAAAGGAAATGGAGTCAATTCTAGAGCACTGCAAGCGCTACGAGTCATCGGCGCTGCGACGTTTAGTGATCAACCAAGAAATGAAAATGAGATAAAAGAAAATCTTTATGAGTATTTAAATTTACCAGAGTTTAATATTTCTGTTCCATCTCATTATCATGCTTGGATTACACAAAATGAAGACTATGAAGAAAAAGGTTCTTTTATCCTCATGGGAATGATTAAAAGTATTAAGAGATCAAAGGGTTGGTCAAGAGTAGAACTATTAGATAAAACAGGAAGCGTAGGAATATTTGATGATGAAAACACCACTATTGAAGCTGGCATATCGTATCTCATTTTGGCTAATGATAATAGGATTCTTTCTGCTATCCCTGTCGACCAAATAAAAGGTTCTGACAGTGCTCTTGTAAAGTTTTTAAACTACAGGATGCTTCCATATAAAGATGATGACATGTTTGTGGTATCATTTAAACCAAGGATTACAAAAACAGGAAAGAAGATGGCTTCGCTTACACTTGCAGACTCTTCAAGAGATTTACACTCTGTAACTGTTTTTCCTACAACATTTGCAAAAGCTTACATGAAACTTGAAGAGGGTAGTGTCTATAAGTTTAGTTTTGGTAAGACTAAAGATGGAACAGTTATCTTGGAGGATATAAATGTATGACAATGTGTTTGATAATTTAGCAATTAATTTGCATAAGGCTGCAGTTGAAAAAGGATTTTGGCCTAAGATAGAAGATGTTGATGATATTTTTATTGCAAAACAACTTATGATGATTGTTTCTGAGGTAACAGAAGTAATGGAAGCAATTCGTAAAGATAAAGGTGAGGAAGAAATTACAAAAGAGTTTGCCGACATTTTAATTCGTACACTTGACTTATATGCTGGTGTTGTTGATGCAGGATATACGAAGCTTTCGCTTGACCAAGCATTAAGAGAAAAGGTAGACTTTAATAAAACTAGACCAGAGAAACATGGAGTACGATTCTAATGACTGTAACAATAGAAGAAGCGATGGCACAACTCGACCCAAAACTAAGAAAGAAATTGGGCACTGGTGTAGGGATTAATTATGAATATCAACCAACCCCTAGTTATGGTTTAAACCGTGCCCTGGGCGGTGGTCTTCCGTATGGTAGACAAGTTCTTATCTGGGGGTCAAAGTCCTCTGCAAAGTCCTCTATGTGCCTTCAGATGATTGCTTTAGCACAGGCAGAAGGAAAGCTATGTGCCTGGATTGATTCAGAAATGTCATACTCAGAAGACTGGGCCAGATCTCTTGGGGTAGATCCAGAAAAACTTATTTATTCACAAGCAAGAACTATCAGTGATATGGTAGATGTAGGTGTGGCATTAATGAATGCTGGTGTTGATTTAATTGTAGTAGACTCTATTACATCAATGCTTCCTGCAATATACTTTGAAAAAGATACTGATGAGATGAAGGCTTTGGAAAATACCAAACAGATTGGAGCAGAATCTCGTGACTTTAGTAACGCATGGAAAATGCTTAACTACGCAAACAATAAGGTTAAGCCAACTCTGCTTGTTCTTATTTCTCAGTCTCGTAACAATATCAATGCTATGTATACTAGCCAGCAGCCTTCTGGTGGTCAGGCTACTAAGTTTTATTCCTCATGTATTGTTAAGCTCTTTTCTTCAGAGTCAGACAATCAAGCAATTAAAGGTAAGATTAAAGTAGGAGATAAACTAATTGAAGAAAAGATTGGCAGAACTATTCGTTGGGAATTACAATTCTCTAAAACCTCTCCAGGGTTCCAAAATGGTGAGTATGATTTTTATTTTAGAGGTGACGATATTGGTCTTGATACCATTGGTGATCTGGTTACTACCGCAGAACTAAACGGTATTGTAGAACGCACTGGTGCTTGGTATATACTCCCTGACGGATCAAAGGTACAAGGTAAGGAAGCTTTTATTAATCGTGTAAGAGAGGATCTTGATTTGCAAAAATCAATCAAGGATAGACTAAGTGCCTAATTATACAGTTTATAATGGTAAGTTTCTTTGCCATACTTGCAAGGCAGAAGTTCCAACATTAAGGTTATACCCAATTACAAAAGAGATTACTTGGATGTGTAAGGAAAAACATCTTAGCAAGGTCTCTCTTGGTAAAAGAAAGAAGAGCGACTTTGACGGAGAAGAGTGAGTCTAAGAGGATAGGTGCTAAGCAGCATAAGAACTCTGGTCGCAATACTCAAAAAGGAGATGCTTCTTGGAAAAACTTTGTGGTAGATTTTAAAGAGGTTGGAAAATCTTTTACTTTAAATAAAGATGTTTGGGCAAAGGCTACAACTGATGCAATGAAGAACGGCAAAGATCCAGCCATCGTTGTCGTGATAGGCGAGGGAAACTCTAAAGTCAGACTTGCTATAATTGAGATGAGCATATTAGAAGATCTAGTGGAGGAATAATGGAACAACAAGTAACAACAATAGACATGGTAAATGGTTTGGTAGAAATTGCTGACTATATGGAAGATGAAGAATTAACAACAGCTTTAACAATGATTGCTAAATTAATTATAAAGCCAGACATTCCAATTAATGTTGCTCATATAGAAATAGTAAGGCTTCAAGCTATAGCAGCAAAGATGGCATTGAAAGCAACATGGATGGCAAATGTAGATAAGTCAGATCGAGGCAAAAAGAATTTATATTATACTGCAGCAGAAGCAATTAATAATTTAGTCTCTGCTTTAAAATACATAACACGATAATCTGCTATACTTATACTAATAGAAACGAGCATAAAACAATGACAAAAAGTTTATTACAGCAGGTTATGGTTAAACAGGACAAGCCACCAGTTCATCCTATTGATGTTGCGGGAATTGCTGAAAAGATTCAGTCTGGCTATACTGTAAATCGTATTGACAAGCAAACACAGAAGAAGACTTTTGCTCCATCAACAATTGCCTATGGCCATGGTGAGTGCCCAAGATATTGGTACTTAGCTTTTGACGGACAAATGTTTGAAGATGATGCAACACCTTACAGTGCAGCAAATATGACTGCAGGAACTAAGTCTCACGAAAGAATCCAAGAAGCAATGGGCAACGTTCCAGATTTTCTTGTTGATTCAGAATTTAAAATTGTAAACAATGACCCGCCAATTTTTGGTTATGGCGATGTTATTGTTAATTGGCAGGGAGAAGAACTCCTTGGTGAAATTAAAACTATGATGAACGAGGGCTTTGAGTACCGCAAAGCTCACATGAAACCAAAGACTGGACACTTAGTTCAGCTTCTTATTTATATGAAGATTCTCAAGAAAGCAAAAGCAGTTCTTATTTATGAAAATAAAAATAATCACGAGTTGCTTATTCTTCCTGTAGAAGTAAATGATTATTATCGTCGGTGGGTAGACCAGACGTTTGAATGGATGAGATCAGTTCGTAAGGCTTGGGTCGATAGAACCCTACCTGAAAAGAATTACCGATCCAATTCAAAGATCTGCAAATCATGTCCAATTAAAAAGGCATGTGCAGAGGCTGGTAAAGGAGACTTTAAACTAAAGTCCTTGGAGCCTATAGATGAAGCATTGTCAATGGTGTGATAAAACCTTTAACACACAAATAAAATATCAGATATATTGCTCTGTAGAATGTAGAACCGAATCTACAAAAGAAAAAATAGCAGCACGATATATTATTGAACGTCGTCAAACACGAATAGGCAAAGACAGACGGTGCAAAAGTTGTACAGAGCTTTTATCTATCTATAATGACGAAAGCTTGTGTACTAAGTGCAACATTAATCCAAAGGACGTAATGAAAGCATTAAAAGAAATTAGGGATAACTTGAAATGAAATTAGCAGAAGCTATAGGTTCAAAAGCACCAGAACGTGTTTGTGCTATTGACGCAAGTACTAATAGCCTTGCTTATGCTACTTTTCATGGAGGATATCTTCGAGAGTGTGGAAAAATTAATTTTCAAGGAAAAGATATCTATGAAAAAGTTATTGATGCTGGAAGAAAATCAATTGGGCTATTTGATCACATTGTAAGTGTCGATGCAATTGTTATTGAACATACTGTATTTATGAATAGTCCTAAGACAGCTGCGGATCTTGCATTGGTTCAGGGTGCCCTACTTGGTGCTGCAGGACAATCTGGAATTAGGATTATTGGAAAAGTTTCTCCAATCACTTGGCAAAATTATTTAGGAAACAAAAAGATGTCAAAAGAAGAACAGGCTTTAATTAGATCTGCTCATCCAGGAAAATCTGTTTCTTGGTACAAGACATATGAAAGAAATCTTAGAAAAGAAAGAACTATTACAATGGTTAACACTATATATAATAAATCTATTACTGATAATGATGTGGCCGATGCTTGTGGCATTGGACACTGGGCAGTAAAAAATTGGGGCAAGGCAATAGGAGCTGATCAATAATGCCAGAGTTAAATGCAAACATTCCACCAATAGAATGCTATGTGCGTGGAAACTTTTTAAGAGATCAAGAAGATAGTCATGACCAATACTTCCCATGTGTTATCTTTGGAGTCTCAAGTATTAAGGGAAGAAGTCCGTTGTTCCATTTCTTAATGGAAGATGGTGGGCTATGGTGGAGAATGCCAATAAATGCTTTTTGTACAAAGCCAGGAGTTCCAGAAGAGCCAATTTACAACCTTGTCTTATGGAATTCTTTTAGTCCTCATATAGCTGTTACTAAGTTTACAAATCTTAACAACATGAGGATTTCATATCTTAACAGAGAAAGAGAAACCATTCCAGGGAAATATCTATTTACCCTTGACTGGCATAACCCAGAAGCAAACATCTTAGATGATGGCTATTCAGAAAATCCAGGGCAGCATAAGTGTGGGCATGTAATTCAAAGAGATGATGGAAACTTTGCCATCCAGCCTAACAACAGAGTTAAATTATATGAGCCATCTTTTGTTACCAAAGATAGTTTACTTATACATAGACTTGTAAATACAAACAAGTGGGATGTTGAAAGTTATGACAAGTGGATGTTAGAAGATTCCAATGCTTATAACTATGACATTTTTGAAAAAGGTAAAAATGAAAACATCTAATGAACTTAAGGCAGCAGCAATGATTGAACATTTAATATTGCAGAATGCCCTTGAGATAGATGGATTTGACAACGCTACTGGAGAAACGATATACTCTATTACAGAACGGCTAGAGTTTGTTAATCCAGATTTGTATAAAGAGTTAAAAAAAGATTTTAACGATCATATGTTTGAAATGGTTAAGCAAGGTCCAGTTGTTATGAAGTGGAAAATAAATGAAAGATTTTTAAATGGCTAAATTATATACAAGCAATATTTGGTTGCGTAAACGTTACATTATTGACAAAAAAACTCCAGAGGAGATTGCTAAAGAATGTGGTACAAGTGTTGAAACAATTTATGTTTACCTTGCTAAGTTTGGATTAAGGAAATCAAAACGATGAATAAAGCACAGAAAGTTTTTATTGGGTTGGTCATAGCCTGCTCTGTTGGGTTAACCTACGCAGCATCAGTTGTTAAAGATATACCAGATGCTTTTGACTGGGAGGATGATGATGAGTGAGAATTTAACCATTACGGTTGATCAAGTAAATCATCCACAACACTATACAACAGATCCCTCTGGTGTCGAATGTATTGAAATAACAAGACACCGAAATTTTAATATTGGCAATGCTTTTAAATATCTTTGGAGAGCAGGAATTAAGGATGAGTCCAAAACCATACAGGATTTAGAAAAAGCTATATTCTATATCAAAGATGAAATAAATAGACTAGAGGGAAAATATGTCAACTGAAGATGATTTAGTTAAACATCTTGATCAAGTCAACGATGTAGTTGAAGAATACCTAAAAGGTAACGATCCAACAAAAATTTCTAAAGACCTTGCTATTCCCCGCACCCGTGTAGTACAGCTTATTAATGAGTGGAAAGTTATGGCATCTGCTAATGATGCTATCCGTGCTCGTGCAAAAGAAGCACTTGCTGCTGCGGATGCTCACTATGGCAAGTTAATATCAAAATCTTATGAAGTTATTGATGAAGCATCTATGACAAATAACCTTAGTGCTAAAACTGCTGGCATTAAGTTAGTTATGGACATTGAGTCTAAGCGTATTGATATGTTACAAAAAGCTGGACTGCTTGAAAATAAAGAACTGGCAGAAGAAATGGTTGAGATTGAAAATAGGCAAATGGTTTTAATGTCAATCCTTAAAGACATTGCCTCAGAACATCCAGAGATCCGTGATGAAATTATGAAGCGACTATCTTCTATTGCTAAAAAAGATGAAGTGATTACGGTAGTACACGATGGCTGATTTTGGTGATTTCCTTGAGGCTTTAAAAAATAATAACTTTGCTGAGACACCAGTCAACGCAAAGACATTTGTTGAAGGTGAAGATTATTTAGGACAGCCTCCGTTATCTCAAACACAGTATGACATTATTGAAGCAATGAGTCAAATCTATAGAAAAGAAGATCTCATAGACTTGATGGGCGAAGAAGAAGGCGCAAGATATTATAAAAAATATACTAAGAATGAAATTATTCTGCAACTTGGCAAGGGATCTGGTAAAGACTTTACCTCAACAGTAGCATGTGCATACATTGTATATAAACTATTATGTTTAAAAGAACCAGCAAGATACTTTGGCAAACCTTCTGGAGATGCTATTGATATTATTAACGTTGCTATTAACGCTCAACAAGCTAAGAACGTTTTCTTTAAAGGTTTTAAAACAAAGATTGAAAAGTCCCCTTGGTTTCAAGGAAAGTATAATCCAAAAGCCGAAAGCATTGAATTTGATCATGCGATAACTGTTTATTCTGGTCACTCAGAAAGAGAATCACACGAAGGTTTAAACCTTATCCTTGCTGTCCTTGATGAGATATCTGGTTTTGCTAATGATGTAGGTACTGGAAACGATCAAGGAAAGACTGCAGATAACATCTACAAGGCTTTCCGTGCCTCTGTAGACTCTCGTTTCCCTGATCTTGGTAAAGTTGCTTTGTTATCGTTCCCCCGCTATCCAGGAGACTTTATCTCACAAAGATATGATGCTGTAATTTTAGAAAAAGAAGCACTACACAAGACTCACAAGTTTATTATTAACGATGAACTTCCAGAAGATATGGTCGGTAACTTTTTAGAAATTGAGTGGGATGAAGATCAAATCATTTCATACAAGTATCCAGGAGTCTTTGCATTAAAGAGACCTACATGGGAAGTAAACCCTACTCGTAAGATTGATGATTTTAAGATTGCTTTTATGACAGACCTTGGCGATGCCATGCAACGCTTTGCTTGCGTTCCAACATATTCTAGTGATTCATTTTTTAAGCAGGTAGACAAGGTTAGATCCTGTATGACAATTAGAAACCCTATTGATTCATATAAAAGATTTGATGAAACATTTAAACCAGATCCAACTAAGAAGTATTATGTACATGCTGACTTAGCCCAAAAGCATGACAAGTGTGCTGTTGCTATTGCTCATGTTGATAAGTGGGTAAATATTCAGGTAATTAAAGATTACCAACAGGTAGCACCAGTAGTTGTAGTAGATGCTGTAGTGTATTGGGAACCAAAGGTTGAAGGCCCTGTTAATTTATCTGAAGTAAAATTATGGATTCAGAATTTAAGAAGGCAAGGTTTTGATATAGGAATGGTTTCCTTTGACCGTTGGCAATCGTTTGATATTCAGAACGAATTAAAGCAGGTTGGTATAAGAACTGAGACTGTTTCTGTTGCTAAGAAGCATTATGAGGATATGGCTATGCTGATCTATGAGGAAAGGCTTGCTATGCCAGCAATAGAACTTTTGTTTGAAGAGCTAACTGAGCTAAAAATTATGAAAAATAACAGAGTTGACCACCCACGAAAATCTTCCAAGGACTTGGCAGATGCTGTTTGTGGAGCAATCTTTGGAGCTATCTCTCATACTCCAAAGGATTTAGATCAAGAAATAGAGATACACACATTTAGGGATAGACCAAAAGTTGACAACCCCTTTGCCAATGTGATAGAATATAAACCTATGCCAAATGATGTAAAAGACTATTTGGATAGATTCAACTTACTATAGAAAAGGAATACAATGAATTCATTTAAGAAAATCTCAATTGCTACTGCTGCAGCCCTAGCAATCGTTGGACTTTCTGTAGCACCATCTTCGGCAGCACCACTAGCCGTTACGGTTGCAACAGCAGCTAACGCAACAACTTCTGCAGCACCTGCAACGGTAGCAGTTCCATCAAGTAATGTTATTACTTCTGGAAACACTATTGCTCTTGCAGCAACTGCAGACACAGGTACAAACGTAACCTTTACTGCTTCATCAACTGTAAAGTTGGTATCAGCACTTAACACAACAGATGCACCAAAGACAGTTGCATCAGGTGTGTCAACACTTACAATTGCTTCTGCTGGATCAGCAGTAACAGTTTATGCTTATACAACTACAACAGCAGTTGGCTCAGTAACCATTACTAATGGTTCATACTCAACAATTGTTTACATCGCTGGTACTCCTGGAGCAGCATACAACCTAGGACTAACAGTTCCTTCTGCAACAGCAGTTGGTACAGTTCCTACAATTGCTCTTACAACAACAGATGTATTTGGAAACTCAGTTTCAGATACAGCAACAGTAACTTTAATTGGCTCAACCTTTGCTGATGGTTCTGTTACTAAGTCACTAACTACAGCAACAGCAACAAACACTTCAACTGGAGCAGTTCTTGGAACTGTAACAGCAGCACTAGCAACAGGAGTTGCTGGAGAAGTTACTGTAGTTGCAACAGGTCTTTCAACAGTAACAGCCGTAACTGGTCTTGCTGCTCCAGTAAAGTCTGTAATCACTAAGTTCACAATTTCTGATCTTTCAGGAATCATTGCAGCACTTAAGTTAGATCTTGCAGCATCAGTTGCAGCATTATCTGCATCAAACGCATCACGTACAGCAGATGCAGCAACAGCTGCAAAGGCTCTAGCAGATGCAAAAGCATTAGCAGATGCAGCAACCGCAGTAGCAAAATCTGCTGCAGACAAAGCTCTAGAAGATGCTAAGGTTGCCTCAGATAAGGCACTTGCTGATGCTAATGCAAAGTCTAAGACAGAAGCAGTAACAGCAAAGGCTCTTGCAGATGCAGCACTTGCTAACGCAAAGGCAGAAGCAGTAACAGCAAAGACAGCAGCAGATAAGGCTCTTGCTGATGCTCTAACAGCAGCAAAGGTTGCTTCAGATAAAGCTTTAGCAGATGCTAAGGCAGTATCAGATCTTGCACTTGCTAATGCTAAGGCAGCAGCAGATGTTGCAGCAGCAGCAGCTAAGACAACTTATAATAACGAATATAATAAGTTGGCTACAAAGTGGAATAAGGCTAATCCAAAAGCCAAGGTTGCACTAAAGAAGTAATTAAACTTCATAAGTTAGGGGGTTGGCCAAGTGCCAGCCTCCTTTCTTTTTGTAATAAAATGATATAATAACCCTGTTACACATTGTGTAAATAAGGGGGAACTGGAGATTAAAAAATTATTGCGTATATTTTTAGTGCTATCACTAGCCCTCTTCCCCCTAATTGTAGGTATTGATAAAGCCCATGCTGCAGAAGGTTTGACTGCTCAAGTCTATAATGTGCTGGGACAGAACAATGCCCCTTACATACCCCAGGGAGCATCTCCAGTCGTCACGACTAATGTACCCAACATTGACTTCCAGTGGGGTAGCGGTAGCGTCTTAGGTGGACCTTCAGAGGATGTTATAGTACGGTTTACTGGTTCAGTTAGAAGCGATTCTACTCAAAATATATCCTTTATGGCTACAGGAGATGACGGAACAAAACTTTACATTGACGGGATTAATATAACAAATGATTGGTATGACAAGGGTGGTGGAGGATCAACATCTGCTCCAGTATCTTTTACAGCAGGAGTTCCAAAAACAATAGAATTGCTGTATTATGAAAATGGTGGTGGAGCAAATGTATTTCTTTACTGGGATCAGTCTGGATCTATGGGAATTGTCCCAGCATCAGCATTTACTTCTCAGGCAGCACCAGTAGTTAAAACAATAGGTGCTCCAAGAAATTTGACGGTAGTAGATGGTGCAACAACAACAGTTTTAGATTGGGATGCTCCAGATACTGGTAATACTCAGCCAGAAAGGTATGCAATAAGTTTTAATTGTTCTGGGTGTAACGGATGGGGAATTGCAACTGGAAATGTTGGTGGACCTAATTCTTTAAATACAACAATAACAATTGACCACTCCCTACTTGAAAGCTTAAGGCCAAGCGGAACTGTTTGGTCATTTCATATTAGATCAGATAATGATACATTAGCCCTATACTCTGTAAACTCAAATGTTGTTACACTTAAAATTGGAAAGACTGCAGAGGAAATTGCTGCAGAGCAGGCAGCAGCTGCAGCAGCTGAAGCGGCTATAGCAGCCGCAACTGCAGAGGTAGCACGACTAGCTGAGGTGGCAAGATTAGCAGAAGTAGCAAGACTAGCAGAAGTAGAAAGACTTGCTGAGGTTGCAAGACTAGCAGAAGTTGCCAGAATAGCAGAAGTAGAAAGATTGGCTGAAGTAGCAAGACTTCAAGCAGAAGCTGCAGCATTGTTGGCTGCACAGCAAGAAGCAGCAAGAATAGCAGCAATTACTGCAGAAGTAGCAAGACTTGCAGAAGTTGCTAGACTTGCAGAGGTTGCTAGGTTAGCAGAGGTAGAAAGACTTGCAGAGATTGCTAGGTTAGCAGAAGCAGCAAGATTAGCAGAAGTAGCAAGACTAGCAGAGGTAGCAAGATTAGCCGAAGCTGCCAGACTAGCAGAAGCAGAAAGGCTTGAGGCTGAAAGAATAGCAGCAGGGATTGAGGCTGCTAGAATCGCAGCAGAGGCTGAAGCAGCAAGAATAGCAGAAGAGGTTGAGGCTGCTAGAATCGCAGCAGAACAAGCAGCTCAAGCAGAGGCAGAGAGAATTGCAGCGGAAGAAGCAGCAGCAGAAGAAGAAAGAGTTAAAGCGGAAGCAGAAGCAAAAGCCGAGGCTGATCGCATAGAGGCAGAAATTGAAGCAGCAAGAATTCAAGCAGAGATAGAGGCTAAGGAAGAAGCAGAGCGTATTGCAGCAGAGGTTGCAGAAGCTGAGGCAAAGGCAGAAGCTGAGGCAAAGGCAGAAGCTGACCGTATAGCGAAAGAAGAAGCGGCTGCAAAAGCAGAAGAAGAAAGACTTGCAGCAGAATTAGCAGAGTCAGAACGTCTTGCAGAGATTGAACGCCAAAGAATTGAAGAAGAAAGAATTGCTGCTGAGAAAGCAGAAGCGGAAACAAAGGCTAAGGCAGTAGAAGAAGCCAAACAAAAGGCAGCAGCCAAAGCTAAAGAAGAGGCACGTATAGAAGCAGAAAGAATTGCTGCCGAAAAAGCTAAGAATGAAACAACTAAAGAAGAAGTTAAGGAAGCAGTAGCAGCAGTAATTACTGGTAGTACTATTACTCAGGCACAAGCTAACGAAGTTGTTAATACTTTAATGGCTGATGGAAATGTTAGTAAGGCTGAAGTTGCAAATCTTGTAGAAGTATTAACTGCAGATGGCGGTAAGTTAAATGAATCAGAAAAATCATTAGTAGCAGATGCCCTTGTTGCACAGGCAGATGGAAAAGCTCTAAGTTCTGAGCAAATTAAAGATTCTGGAATTGAGTATAAAGATCTTCCAGCAGAAACACCAGTTGATGTTAGAACAGATGAGCAAGGAAACGCAGTTGTTATTACTGCTGAAGTAGCAGCTCAAGTAGAGTTATTGCAAGACCCAGGAGCATTGTTGGCAGAAGCATTTTCAGATCCAGGAGCAGCGTTAGCAGCACTTGGAAGTATTGGTGCTGACATGTCAACAGAAGAAAGAAAAGAAGCAACCGAAATGGTTGTTGCAACAGTAGTGGCAGCAGGAGCAGCAATGAATGCTGTAGGTGCTGCAACGGGATCCACTGGAGGATCTACAGGGGGCTCTCGTTCAGGCGGGGGTAATTCTGGAGGATCAGGTGGAGGAGGAGCCTCTGGCGATTCCAAGGGAATAAGGAGAAGAAGACCATGATAAAGAAAATAATGCAAGACATGATAGACCAACTTTGGACACTTCTAGGTATGTTTATTGCCTGGGTAGTCCTTGATGGTTCTGCAAAGACGATAGTAGGCTATGCAATTGTATGTACGTTAGTTGCATGGGCAATTACCTATCCGATTAGAAATAAAGATTGGGATGATGAATAATGAAAGATAAAACAATGTATTTACTTTCTATGCTAGTAGGCATAGCAATACTTACAGCAATCATAGGAGACTATGTTGTTGCAGGAATAGAAACAACAGTAACTGGTGAGGAAGTTGATGTCTCA